ACGGAACCGCTCCAACCTTGATCGAGCAAACCGCAGCAGCAGCCGGCATGGGGCATGAGTTGTAGTTGAACGTGAACCTCAAATAGTGCGTCTGCTGCGTATTGAATTGCCTCGGAGGGAAGCTCCGCGGAGCGATGACCTGTGCAAACGTCGGAATGATGAACGCCGTCGATGCAGCAGCAAGTGTGAACAGAAAGAGCCCTACGGCTCCTACTAGATTACGAAAGATAGTGCGCATGGTGTTGACCTTTCGATGGATGGGGTTGACAAATAAGCCAGTAGAGGTGCTTAAGTGTCTGCGGCGGAAGCGAAAAATCCTGTAAACTTGCCCCAATCCTTATAGTTGCCCGCGGGATTGAGCTTGGCGATCGTCTTGAGGCCGTACGCCATCATCACACCAACGCCCCGGAAGAACTGATAGTCGTCTTCCTTCAGGAATGTCGGCTGCGGCATGCGTCCCCAGCACCATGCCATGGCGGACTGGCCGCACATAAACACCGGGGCCACTTGGATCGATGATCCGCCGGCCGTCACGTAGAAGGTCGGCAAGCGAACATCCATCTCGGGGATTTCCCGGATGATGATGCCGTTGTAGAGCAGATCGCCATCCTGGAACAACGGGTTCTTATCGAGCCCATCGCCCTCACGGGGACGAGCCTGCGTATTGGCGTTGATGATAGTGGTGTCAGACTGTAGGTCGCGAAAGCAGTTAGGCCCCGCAAACACCACGAAGTACTCCCGTCCGTTCTTCAGTTTGTACGGACGGATGCGTGGATTGGCCTTCTTGGCCTGCCGCTTCATCTTGAGCAAAGCCGCGGCCGAAAGCGTCATGCCAGACGTGATATTGCCCATAGCGGTGGCAAACACCGTCGAGATGTTGCCGGTCGATCCGCCAATGAGAACACGATCCGCATTATCCACAATCCAGGTGTTGCGCTGCGCAGCCGTGGCAGCATCGAACAGAACGCCATTGACACGCTGTCCGAAATTGCTTCCAAGCCCGACCGGAGCGGTGCTGGCCACCGGAACCGCATAAAACGCGTCGATAATCTCGTCGCGCTGAAGCTCCTTGCCCCAATCTTCCAAGAGCGGCCTCGCCTGGCCGAACAGGTCAATCGAGCTCTTCTGCTCTTCTGACTTCGGAATTTTGACGGCGTTACGCGCCCAGTCGATCCAGGCCCGGTCGCCGTAGTTGTCGATCGCCTCCTCGTTGCCGACCAGAGTCCCGGTCGAGATCGCCTGTGCCTTGAGGCGAGCAATGAGCGGGATGTTGATCTGTTCGCCGCCATTCTTCAGGTCGTTAATAACCCGAATAATGGCAGTCATTTCAGTCCCGATGTAGGGACTGAAGAGGTTCTGACGAATGTATTCCCGTGTCACTTCCTTTCGGAAGACGATGAGTTTGTTGTTTACTGCAACAGTGGTCAAAGCCATGTCCCAACTCCTTTGGGGTCATGGCTGATCGCAATCTTTATCGGCAGTCGGAAAGCATCAGCCTTCTAGCGACGTGTCCCGTAGTCGAAGATGCTCCGCTCGGAACCGTCTTGCATTTCTGGGTCTGCGTTGCGCTGGACATTCGAGCCCGTGGCGCTGTTAAGGGATGGTAGACGCTGTGCTGGCCTGATTTCATGGCGTGGTTGCATTCGCCCGTTGCCGTTCTGCGGAGCGCGCGATTGCTGCCGCTGCTGGACACGTGGAGCGAGCTGTTCAAACACCTGAGCGCGATACTCTTCACCACCGTTGCGATCCCACCAATCGAACATCGCTTTGGATGGGTCGGGCGCGGTGTAGATGCCCTGCACCAACGACTGGTTCCTCGGGTCGCGAGGATCAAGCCTCGTCAGAGCATTGTACGCAGCCTGGAACTCGAAGGCGCGTTCGCCTTGGGCCGCCGCGGACAGGTTCTGATCCACTCGCTGCATTTCCCGTTGCTGCTGCACTTGCTGGAACGCAGCAAAACGCTCCTCGATCCTAGATGACGCCCTGCGCTCGGCCTGCTCGAGAACCCATTGCTCGTACTTATCGGGTTCCGCGAACATGTCGGGCTTGGGCGGTGGCGGCGCCTCCGCTTGACGCGGCGGTGGTGCATTGACACGAGCAGAGAGTTCAGCGACCCGACCGTTGTATTCGGCAATCTGGCGTTCCAACGCTTGCACGCGCTGTTCGGCCTCGGTCGCCCGTTGACGTTCTTGTCGCAGTCTGGACGGAGGAACTGCCGGCTCGCGGTCTCGGGACTGGCCACGCTGATCGCGCGGTTGCTCCTCGCCCTCTTCGCCCTCATCCTCGCCCGCGGCCTCTTCGGTTCCGGCTTCTTCGCCTTCCTCGTCTTCGGCCGCCTCTTTGTCCTCGCCCTCGGCTTCCTCTTCAGCCTCGTCGTCGCCCTCCGCTTCGACTTCGCCTTCAAGGCCATCGCCCATATCCTCGAGCGATGTGTCGCCGTCATTGTCCAACTCATCGTCGCCCATCGCGTCGTTGAAGATTTCATCCTCAGTCGCCGCGACGGCCGCGTTGAGCGTGGACTGGTATTCGCGCTCCGATGCTTCCGCCTTATCAGCGGATGCTTGCTTTGTTGCCATGTAACCCAACCTCTCACTGCTCCCGGTATCGTCGGGACTACGACTGCCCCGTATCGTGAGGCGAACGACGCCCGTTAATGCCGGCGGCGCATTGCTCGATATCGCTCGGAGCCAGCGGGCGAGATGTAGGGAGGTCTCGCAACCTCACGCCGCTTTCGTGCGGCGCCAACGAATCATTCCTGACGACGCAATGAGGATGGCAAATTTGCCTCTTCCTCGGGCCCCAATTTCCTATTCTCGTCCAAATAGGCCATCTCGATATAGTTCTCACGGGTTACCGGGATGCCGTAGCGCTTCATCAGAGCCAGCACCGGGTCGGAACCATGACGGGTTGCGGATGCCCCCTGCGAGGTCGTGGATGGCTTCCCGGGTGTCATTGAGGTTCGCCCTTCCGTCGCGATATTGCCTCCAGATGGCATCTATCTTAGCATTGTTGGCTGCACTCTTAAAGGTGTCAGGAAACATCCCACGGATGGCTTCCCATGTGATCGACTGCATCTGTCTCGGCAGCAGCCCACGTTCTGCCGCGGCCCTGCGGTAGGCCTCGGCATAGAGCGGATAAGTACCTTGGATGCCGGTATTAGCCGAGCCGCCCGCGGATGGAAGTCCGGCGCCGGGATAATTCGCAAAATTATGAGCAACCTCAAGCGAATCTCCTGATAACGGGCGTAGTAATCCCGCCGCGACGGCATGAGTGTCGATGGTTACATCACCGCGGGGCGAATTCGGATCGAGTAGATTGTTGTAAAAATTACGCACTTTGTGCTTCTCGCCCATCAACTTGCTAACCCCCTCGGGGTCGTTCTGGATGGACCGGATAGCCTTGCTTATTTCAGTCAGCGACCCCCACCCTGCCTTGGACTCGCTGCCTGGCAGCCCTGCCTTTACCTGTTTGCCGGTTGGTTGATTGGTCATCATCTCGCCGAACCCGCCCTCAGGCGTTACCAATGGGTAGGACGGCGAATTGTGTGCCTGATCGTGCAGGCGCACCCATAAAGCCTTCAGACCAGCCTTTTCTGCGCCAGTTGCATCCATCTTGTCGATGTCGCCGAGGCTACGTCCCTTGATGTCGTTGAACATTCCTTGGTATTTTGGCTTGTTCAAAGACGGGAGAGAACGGAACGTTTTAACCATCTCAGGCGTCATCGTAGCTCCTTGGTACCAATTCTCGCCGCTGCCCTTGAGAGTATGCAAGACACGATTGGCGAGCGAGACATTTTGATACCAGTCCTTCTGCGGCGACAATGCCGCAAGCGCGCCGGCCGCAGCTGAGTCGCTGACGTCATATTTCTTGGCCCAGTCTTTTACGATCTTATTGCCTCCCTCGTACCAGAGTTGGCTGCGCGCCGCTACCTCAGACGGCACCTGATCATGAAGCCACAGCAGGTTGTCCTTGACATGATCGATGAACGCCTCCGATACAGTATCCGCGTCCTTCTTGATGATCTTCTTGGGCAAATTTGGGTAGTTCCGAACCAGATCGACGTTCTTGTCGTGAAGTTCCGGCGTCGCCCGCAATGAGTCCATGTCGACAATGCGTGGCGCTCCAGGCTCGCCGACGGCGATCTCGTTCTTTCCGGTCGGCAATCGGGTGTCGATCCAGTCTGGATGCGCCTCAGCCGCCGCTTCAGCCTTACGCGACGCAGGACGTGCCATCGCCCTCCCGCCGGCCATCCCCAGAGCTCCGCGCTCCGCCGCTAGCATGCCGCCGCCGGGCACCAGCGCAGCCATGTCACCCAGACGCCCCATGCCCTCAGGGCTATTGGGGTCGACATCGCCCTTGTATACATCTCGTGGTAGTGTCAGACCGCTGCGGATGGTATCCGCTATCCGGCCAGGCCATGTCGCAATGCGGTTGAGAACCGGAGCAAAACGGGATTGCCGCTCCGGCTGGTGCGTCATCGACGCCGCCAGTTCAGCGTCCGGCGATGCGGCGGACTGTTGCTGTGCAAGGCCCAGCCAATTGTTGATAGGCCTCGCAAAATTGGGCGTCGGAAAGTCAAACCGATCATCGGGCACGTCATGTCACCTACCAATGATAGGCCGTGATCCGGTGCGGAGCCGTCGCCGCAATCCAACTGACCGACGTCGTCAACGGGCCAGGGCAAGCGATGGCCTGACCGGCCGGTATCGGAATGGATGTACCACCAGACGCAGCAACAGCCGCCACGCCCGTGAAGTCCACCCATATCTCCTCCGAAGCACCGATGTTCTGATCGGCCGCAGTTGATGGGTTGATGATGGCGCATGACCGCGTGACCTCGCCGCGGGCAAATAACGGCTGAGCTGTCGCGTTTACCCCCAAGATCGCCGGCGTGCCCGACACCCCAGACGGGACCGGAGTGACGGGAACCTGCGCCAGAGCCGCGGCAACCCATGCCAGAAGAACAAAGGCAACCGCTATCCCGGATCGTCTCATCATCATATTCTGGCCTCCGATTGCTTCGGCTTGCTCTTGATCGCCTGCCGCCGTGCGGCGTGCTCGGCCTGCCGCGTTTCATGCTGCGCCGCTAATTCACGCATCTTGTAGGCGTGATCAGCCGCGGCCTGCGCCATTTCCATCCTGATCTGCTCGCGCTCGGCCTGCGCCTTCTCGCGCTGTAGCTGGGCGTCCTGCTGCCGGGCAAGCGCGTCCTGCTGCGCATTGGTGATCTCGGCCTGGGCCGCCATGTGGGCAACCGCAGTTTCGGCTTGGCTCTTCTGTTGGGCCGCCTGGGCGTCAATCTGCGCCTTCTGGATGTCGATTTGGCCCTTCTGCTGGGCCGTCTGCGCCTGCACCATAGCAGCCTGCATCTTCGGATCGGGCTTCTGCTGCTGCGAAGCCGCCGCCAACTTCTGCTCGATATTCTTCTTGAATGTGCTCGGCAACGGCATGAATTCCAGCTTGATCTGCCACGGAATGGTCGGATCGTCCTTGATCGAATTGTACGTGTCCTGCATTAAGTTTTCAACGTCCGGTCCCTCGTCCATCGTAATCTCGACGTTGAGATTGCCGATGAAATTGATAAGGGTCGGCTGTCCCCACTCATCAAGAATGGGCTGTCCCCATTCATCCCGGTCAATGCCATTGATCTGTAGAAATTGCGCAAAGTTCTGGTTGTCGCTAATTCTGAGATATCGTTCCTTAGTCCATGTCCGCTGCGTAATGTTCCAGATCGCCTTGTAAACCCTAATCTTCCAGGCCCGATAGTTGCGCAGAAACGTCCCCAGCTCGGCAATGCCGGCCTTCTGCAGCAGATTGATCGCCACCCCCGAGTGCGTATCGACCTCCTGGCCCATCAATGCCGGATTGATGTTCACGAAGCTGTCGATCTCCTGCCGGGCGTCCTGCATCAGCGCAAGCTGCTGCGCCAGATCAGCCGCAGTGTCGTCAGGCTTCGGAGGATCAAACCCCATATTGAACTCGACATAGCCGTCAGGCCGCGCGTACTCCCGGCGCGCCGTCTCGACGCTGTCGACCGCGCCCTTCTGCGCAATCAACCGCGTCACGTTCGACATGAACAACGCCTTCGAACGTCGCTGGTTGAGCTCGTCCTGCGGGCCCTTCAAATTACGTACAAACCCGTATCTATCGCCGTCATGGTCGACCGCGGCCGAGAACATGATGAACCGCGACATCGGCTTGTTGCGTTCGTCCAGGAACGGCGACACGCCCTGCGCCAGCAGGATCATTGAGCAATAGAACGCCCAGTACCACTTGCCCTTATGCCGATACCAATGTTCGACGAGCCGCAGCCGCTTTTCATTGACGTATATCCACTTGAACTCGATATCCGCATGCGTCGTCAGGTCAAAGCCCGTCTCAACCATGAGCGTGCGGAGCTCTTCCTCACGATCCGGGAAAAGCTCAATCGCGGCCTCAACATCAAGCCACTTCGCCAGCCCATGATAACGGCAATCCGAAAAATCCGGCTTACGGGAACGAGGATCGTAAAACCAGTCATCCCCGTAGACGAAATCCATGCCCACGTCCGGGTCTTCATGGTCGCCCTCAATCAGCTTCAGCTCGACGCCGCCGATGCCCTCAATCCCCGCTTGGCCGGCGCAGTACGGATCGAGGAACTGCCACTCATTGCCCTCAAGAACCGAGCGCACCGCCTGCGTCGCAATCTCGGCCCCGTCCGCATTCCTCGGATTCTTCGGATACGCCTTCGGGTCCTGCCGAAGCCGCTGCACCATACCAACGATGCTGTCGATCTTGCGATTGATCCGGTTGAACGTGATAATAGGCTGGCGGCGCTTGCGGAGGATTTCTATTTCCTCGGGTGACCATTGAGCTCCGTGATAGAGGTGACGTGAATTTTTTTGTTCTTCGTACTCAGGAGTCTTCGCGGTTAAGTAGTCGAGATATTGCTGACGCAACCTAGAGACGGGCCAGAAGCCCTCTTCTGAACTGCTGAAGTCGTAATCGTCGTAGGACTCAGTCGTCCATGTCCTTCCTAATGTGCCGTCCGCTGAACTGACCTGGGGCATCTATCGCCTCACACAATAAGGCTGCGACTTCATCGTGCCCCTTGGCGCCTTTGGCGCAATTACACGATGGACACAATAATTGGATATTAGATGGCCAATTCGAACCACCCCGAGCCAATGCAACAATATGGTCTGCGTGATATTTTGCACCCAATTCCTTACGGCAATAAATACAGCAGCCATGTTGGCGCTGAAATATCTCTTGAAGATCAGATGCAGTGTATCGTCCTTCAGCATTTCTGACCCTTGCTCGACGCCGAGCCCTGCTTGCGCGTAAGAAATCTGGATTGTTGATCCGCCATTTCTCAAGCGATTCTAAATGTAAATCGGGATTGGCGTCTTTCCATTTCTCTCTGGATTCCCGCAATTTCTCTTTATTGAGTTCAGACCATTTTTTACGCGTCTCTTGGTGGCGTTCTTTGTTTCTCTCAATCCATTCCTTAGTCCATTTTAGCTTTTTCTCAGGATGCTTCTCTCGAAAGCGTCGATCAGCCTCTCGTGCCTTCTCTGGATTGTCCCGTCGCCACTCTCGCTTCTTCGATCTTGCCTTCTCAGGATCTGCCTCATGTCGCCGTTGGGCACCTGCATTGACTTTGTCTCGGTTTTCCAAATGCCATCGATTGACATTCTCTCGCTGGCAAACAATGCATGGACCACAAACCCAGCGCTCTGCTATGTGCCCTCTTTTGCACGGCTTCCCTGTGAAGTACCGCTTGAGCCCGAGCCGCTTGGCTTGTGCCCGTGTGACAATATGTCTATCTTCCGCCTCAGTCATGTCGGGTGCTCGTTCCACTCGATGTGGTCAGGGGCGATGGGGGCGCCGCATGCAACCCCGTCGCCCCGTTGTTTTATCCTGCTTCGCCCTGCCGGGCAATTGGCGTTTTTACGAGACGGCCATCCTTATCTCTGACCCATCCGTCAAGCTCCAATGCCATTCTTACACAATGGTCTCCTTTGCAAAGGTTGACCATGGTGCATCTTCCATACGGACATTTTATCATGCATTGATCCTCAGATACGCAGGCGTCCCCACGATCTCCTGGCGGCGCTCGCGCCATATCTCAAGCACTGGGCGCAAGTCCTCTGGCCTGTCGTAGCCTTCCGCGATCATCTTCAGCACAATCACGGCGCCGTACTCGTGGACGAGGGCGCGGAAGCCGGGCCGCAAATCGTCGAGCGGCTGCATGACCTTGATGGAATCGACGTTCATTTTCGACGCTCGTGAAGAATGACTGTTTTAAGCATCGCCAACGCCTCGGAAGTCACTTCATCACGAAAGCTTGGCAAATAAATCCACGCCTTATCTAGAGCGCTTCTCGCGTAATCGGCAATGCGGCGCGCCATGCCGGCAAGATCGTCATCATTCAAAGTCAGATCACGTTCGCTCATTGCCGCCCCGATGCCACTTCGACAAAGAAAGCCTGCACCTCGTGCATCATCGCATCAATGCGGTTGATGTCTTCCGGCGTCGCCGTGTCGGGATGATCCTCGTCCAATACATCCGAGTAGACAAGGCTATCGAGCGACGTCTTGGCGCCGGCGTAGAAGAACCGCTTGAACGTCTTCACAAGATCAGGATGCGTCTCTGGCGGGACGTTCTGCTCGAGCAAATTGCGCCATGCGGCGTCGATCACATTAGATACCGTGATAGTCTTGGCTTTGTGCGCTGTCATTATGCATTCCCCGTCGTCTGGATGAACCCGAACCGCAGCCCGGTGCGCAGTATGATCGACCTGAACGACACCTCGTGCATCTCGCCAAGCTGGAACGCAAGTGTGCAGCCCGACGTAGTGCGCATGAAATGGCGACCAACAGGGCTCCATAATCCCAACAGTTTCACTGCGTTTATTGTTTCGCGTTCTCTGTGGTTCATGGATACGCCAACACGGCAGCCAAGCCGCCGGCCTTGTGCTCTCCCTTTCCGCCCAGCGCCTTCACGGCGCTCGCCAGCCGCCCCTGCGGGATGGAGATATCCTCAAGCGATCCAGTGTGCTCGCCCTTCTTGTTGAACTCCGCCATCTTGCATGAGCCATCGGAAGCATTCTCCGTCCCAGCCCATGCCTTCATCAGACGCTCGCCGCGGTGGTGAGTCACGACGGCGATCTTGCCGGGATATTTCTCTAGCACATGCAGCAATTCGGAGAAAAACCGCAGGCGAAATGTGTTGAAACTCTCACCCTCGGGCAATGCCTTGTCGGGCTTATGCTCCGCATATTCGCACAGCACAGGGATAGCCTTCGAGGTCACCACACCGGACCAAGTGCCTACATTCCACGGACGAAATCCCTTCGTCACAAGAGCCACCTTCATCCCGAGCTCCTTGGCGATGATCTCAGCCGTGTCATGCGCCCGCTTGAGATCCGAGGTCACAATCACGTCGGGCTTGCGATGCGCCATCTTCTCGGCGATGCGGTACGCTTCCTTGCGGCCGTCATCAGACAGCGGAACGTCCTTCCAGCCGCGGATGCGGTCAACTGACACGTCATCGTTGTTGAGGCTGGTCGCCCCGTGGCGGATGAGTTGGATCGTCCGAGTGTTGTAGGGCATATCAACCCACATAGTCCTTCGCGATCCGATCAACCTTCGGACGAGGCTTCGTCAGCGGCTTGTCGTCACGGTCAGCTTTCCCAGCTTTCCCGACCAGTCCCTCATAGTCGTCCATATCGAGGATTTCGCTCGCCCGCATCGCGCGCTCGGCGACGTCGTGCAGAGGCAAGTCTGACTTCGCGTCCTCGCGAGCATATTCCAGCAGGCGAATGAACAGCGGCACAGTCATGCGGATGCAGTTCTTCATGCCGATTTTCTCCAATCCTTGACAGTAGTCACGAAAGAAGAAAACACTCTCATCTTAACTCCTGAAGAAGAAACAAAATAAACAACCGATTCACCACTGTCGGGAATGCAGTAAATCTCAAGATCAGCTAAATCATCAGAATGGCCATTATTTTTCATCCAATCAGAAACATCCCTTGCCAACTGCTCAGCATCCTCTGTCTCACATCCAGAGTGTAAGCCGCCCGGAGCCGCAATTACACTCAAACAGACAATCGCCGAACCCTTCTGCCAGTCCTTCACCAAGGCAAAGACCGCTTGCCGCAATTCATCATCGTAAATCGGACTGGTGGCAATGATGCCGCGCTCGCTCATGCCGCCTTCCTCGCCTTCTTCCTGGGCTTCTTGTTGTTGAACGCCTCACGGCACACACTCGAACAATACAGCGCATTGAGCGTGCGACGCGGATCGATGGAGTGGCCACAGTTCTTGCATTTGCGATCATTGGCCATGGATCACCGCCAACGGCATGTGAAGATCGCCGTAGCGACGATGCCCATCAGCCTCAGGCCGCCTCTTTCGGGTCCGTCGTCCATCGCGATTCCTGGCTCTGCCGCTCAGCCCACTCGTTTACCGCCATCACGATCTCGTCAGCGTCGCCATCGCCCAGACCGGAGTGCGTCAACACAATAGCACGCCGCAAGCCCGACTGATAGACGATGCCAACTTGCTCCCGGCCGTCCTCGTGCTGGATGCGGTAGAAGTTAACCGCGGCGCTCGGCGGCAGGCGTGCATTGATAGCGCGGGCGAGGCCGAGAAGGTTGGCGTCGGGAGGGAGCGTCTTGGGCTTCATCGCGAGAATTCACGTTTGATCGATTTCCATGCCTCAACATAGAAAGCGGGGCAGCACCAAAAGAACCATTTGCCAAGCCACTCGCCATGGCGGCGACCAATCGCTTCCCAATCGCGCTTTGGCATCAGAGCACCTTGAAGTTCGAAGACGGTATCTCTTCACCCGGAGGCCGATAGGCGTCCTTCACAGGCTCGGGCGCAAGCTTGGTCTTGAGCCATGGGCGGGACAAGCAGGCGTAGCGGGCATCATCTGCGCATTGGGCAGCGATCATCCCGTTAGCCATCTCAAAGTTGCCCGTGTCTGGAACCGTAAAACAGTAAACATCAGCGCGACTTGTTTCGTTCACGCCAGAACAGATCGGTCCTAGTGCGAGCGCTGTTGATGCCACTGCAGCGGTAGGAGCAACGCTTCTGTTTGCTATATTTATTGGTAACGAAGCTTTCTCCGCATTCAGCACAAATGCGCTTCTCATCATCCACTCCAGATGCTCTGCGCCATCGCGACTTGCAGGCATTCGAGCAAAATCTATTGCTGTCCCCTGGTCGTCCATTAAATGTTGCGTTGCAGGCTTCGCATATTTTTTGCTCTTTAACGTGGATAGCGGCGGCGCAATGCTTCTCATAATGCTCGCGATGCCAAGCAATTCCTTCCGGAGATCCGTGCCACTCACGAGCAGCCTCGCGAGCGCACTCGATATAGATACGCCCTCTAGCGCCAGTTTCGGCCCCATGCTCGCCGGATTGATGAGCGTTCGAAGACATGCAGTCAAGATTTGCAATTGCATTGTTGTGGCGGTTACGATCTTTGTGATGGACATGCCACCCCTTCGGGATTGCGCCATTGTTGGCAATCCAAACAAGGCGATGAAGGAGGCCGCCCGGTCCTCGATAGTAGCGGCCTCCACAGAAATAATATCTCTTGCCGTCAAATTCTTGGGCTGTGTTTGTGATAACGACAGGATCGCTGATCCCAGAAGATTGCTCGCCGCCATCCACCCCCTCGCCGTCAGAAATTGATGGTCTGATGTACATCGTATCTCTGCCCCATCGCTGAAATTCAGGCGCACCATCTCTTGATCGTGCTTAATGAGCCTGACTGATCGGAACCGGTGCCATTCGCCATCATGAGATCGCACAAGACCGGTTTTCCCCATCAGTTCAGCGAAAGAATACAGCCCTTCCGAAGTCCTGACAAGCGTATCGCTACTAAAGCAGTGATCCTCGGCCGACTTTTCAATATCTTCGGGCTGTGCCGGGTCATGCTGCAGTGCGGGAATGGTGCGGATCGAATTCAAGCACGTAGAAAACCAGAAGATCGTCGGATGCGGATCGTCCGCCGTTCCCGTCCCGATCATCCTCTGCCTCACAATGTCCCAGCCGCTCATCGGCCCGCTGCCATGCCCAGCGATCTTCGTCACCCTGGCATTATCCGCCTTGCGAAACGCCGGCAGCTTGGCCTTGACGAGCTTCGTATTAATCCGCTCCGCAATCGACGGTCCACCATCCTCCTTGAACGTGCTCGGGTCCAGGACCGCGTACGCAAGTCGTGGATCGTCCTTCTCGCGTTCGATAATCCGATCTGCTACCTGCTCTGCCGTCAGCTTTAGGCCCTTTCCTGGGCCGCTGGCGATGTAGTCCTCGCGGTAGCGGACGAGGGCACCGCGGGGGAGCAGTCGGGTTCCCAGTACGTTATGGCCGGGCGCCAATTTTTCATCGCCTCGTCGAATTCCTCCTCCGTCAGTGAGCACTTCATCAATGGCAATTCCACCGTCGCCGTCAAACAATTTGTAATCGTCCTGGACGACGGCCCACCAGCCAACGCTTCCGGGACTAGCCGAGCCCCAGTCAGCGCTGCGAAAGCGCACCCAATCCTTTGGAACAGCGAACGGCGCGATAACGTGCTTGCGGTGCTGCCAACAGTCAAAGAAGGCGCCCTCGACGACATCCCAGTCTCCCCATCGCATGGCGGCAACGAGCGTCGCCGAGCCAAGGCCTTCCAAACGCGCCTCATATTCTGGATCATCGTGAACCCCTATCTCGTTGTCCTCGAGCCGAGCCGGGATGAGCTGCCGCAGCATCCCGCCCTCGGACGCCGGCATCAACCTGATCTTCAGCGGCTGATCACCTTCAATAAACGTCCGCTTGACCCATAGGTGGCCGATGTTGCCAGGATTAGCCCCGCATAGAATCCGCGGGAACCGGCCCTCATACTGCTTCGGCAAAGTAATTCCGACCATGCGCACACGATTTCTCAAGAAACGGTACATAGATTCAGTCCAATGTGTAAGTTCATCGATTAATAAAACGTGCGCTTCTACTCCTTGGTATTTGTATATATCTGTCTCGTGCTCACAATGACACAGATAAACCTTGCTTCCATTCCAGAACCGTATTTCGTTCTCAACAATCCTGCATATTCCAGTAGATGTCCACGGCGCCAGCAGCGCCCTAAACCCCTTAGGACCTTCCATATGATTTTTAACGAGATCATCACGGATGCGGCGGAACAAATAAACCTGTAATCCAGCTATTTCACTGCACCACAGAATCGCAGCCACGCGCATAAGATGGCTCTTGCCACCAAAGGCTGCACCGCCGAATAATACCTCTGTAGCGGGAGTATCAAACGCCACCCACTGCTTCGGCTGTAGGTGCAGATCAAGCGCGATGTCGCCTGATAGCGGGATGCCAGAGTGCGCGTTCATGGCGCGTCATCCACAGCATCCATGCGCTGGGCTAATTTCTCACCATTTCCTTTTGGATGCTTTATGCGGTGCTCCCGCTGCCAACCAATTTCTCACCATTTCCTTTTGGATGCTTTTCAGGCGGTCAAATTCCTCCGTCGTCCAATCCGACCAAAAGGCTTTTTCCTCATCTGACATCGCGTTGCTCATGGCTCTGAGGACGAGCGCCGTCGCGCGGTCGACGTTGAACATGAGTTGTGTCAACGTCTTGGGTTGCTCGGCGCCGTTGGGAAGTGATGCGCTATTTTTCTGTCCAGCAGTAGCCCATTTCTTTACCACTGCTTTGCCATACATCGCTTCAGCCTTCGCCTTCCGCGGCCCGCGCTTCTGACCCTTAGGCCAGCCGCGGCGCTTCTTGGTCGGCTCGACAGCCACATCCGGCTCGTAGTCTTGGCTGAATTCGTTCATGTGATATCCGTTCCTCATGCCGTAGCGGCATCCACATCCCGGTCGCGATCAAGCCCAGTGCTCGACGCAGCTCGCCCGGAGATATTGCCGCGCTTACGCATCATATTAGCGCGTTTATTTGCGACCGCAATAGCCACCCCTTCATCTGCACCGCTTCTTAATATAGCATTGGCCTGTTCCGCAGCCTTCGCCGCGCCGGCTCCCGACAATTTCTTGTTGTGCTTGGCGGCAAAACTCTTCCCAGACCATGGCATTTGACCATCTCCACCTGCGCCGTTCGACTGCCGCAACGGCGATGCCGCAAAGCCTGACATCCGAGGGCGCTCCCGCTCGGCACGGCCGCGATAGACGACCGTGCGGTTGTTGGACGAAGGGGCGGTGTCAGCCATCAGGCCGCAGGCGCCGGCTCCACGCGGCCAGCCGTTACGATGCTGTCGAGTTCCTTGAGAATGTAAGGCGATACCGGCGCGCCGCTCTGAGCCTGCGATCGAACGTGCAGCAGCAGCGCCTCGAGCCGGTCCTGCGGGCTCAATTCCGGCTCGACGGGCGCGTCCGGCCTCGCGGGCGGCGGGCCGCCCATCGGTAGAACCGGCTCGTTCTTCGTACCCGCATACGTCGGATCGTTTGCCATGATATTGCTCCTTAATACTTTTCTCGTCGCGCGTGCCGCTATCTGCGACTGGGACACTTTACACGATCACCATGCAAACGACAATCATCAGCCATAACACCGTGGCCGTCATTGCCAGTCACTTGCGATGTCGCCTTATCCTATAAGGATCGTACTTTTCTCGACGCGCATGCCATAGCAGCAGGCCGACCCCGATCAGCGCAAGCGCGATTGAGATGGCCCAGGCCATTATAACACCTTGCTTCTAGGCCGGATCGCCTCCATCAACCACGCAACCGATGCCGATCTTCGTGATCTTTGCATTGTCGTGGCTGAATTGCATCTCAGCCATAGTCTTTCGTGCTTCGATCCAGCATTGTTCCATTGACGACATGGGCTGATGACGCTCGACATCGTGGCCGCCGACCACCATCGTAATGACAAGGGTGATTATGCCACCCATTATGGCAACTCGCCTCCGTGTTCATACCAGTCGGCCCAACCTGTGGTGTAGTGAGGGGCGTATACCTTCCTAGCAGCGTCAATGACTTTTTCACCCACCCACCTACGCATCGCCACGTAGAAAAGCGTTCCCGCATCATCCAATTGGATAAGCCCATCCAATCGTGGCGTCTCAGCCTCGATCTGCTTTTGCATGGCCTATCCATTAGCGCGCGAGGACGGACCACCGTACTTCGGCCCGCTGGATCGAAGACCAGCCGACGCGCCGCCGAGCCCTCGTCGCCCTACCGGCTTAGCGTTTTTTTTTACGGTGCCGCCCGCGGGGAACTTGGGCGTCTGCTCTTCGTTGATGGCGCCGGCGCCACGCTGACCGCTCTTGCCAACGCCGCCGCCCTTGCTGACGGCTCCGACCTTGCCGCGTTTCTGGTTCGTCGGGTGATTGATCTCCGTCGTCGGAACCTCGCCGCGGTCGCGGACGCCGCCCTCGTCCTTGCGGCCCTTGCCATCAAAGGACGCCATCTTCGAGGCCTGGGACGTCGTCTTGTTTAGGATCGCCGGCTTGGCCATGCGGCCCATCTGCTTGCGGCTGATCACCCCGCGGCGGTACATGCTTTCCATCGACTCAGACATTTGATGCTCCCGGTTGATGCCAGCTTGGCACGCTCTTGTTGATGTTCACCGTAATCCAAAAGCCGCGGTTGTCGAGCACCAGCAAGCGGCCGTCGTCAGTCCATCGTGGTAACATGCCAGACGACGGCGGCGTGCGACTCGTCCACTCGGTCATTGCAGCACCCTTCGACGCCTCCGAGCCATCGACTCAGAATTGTTTGCCTCTCGCTACGAAAAAATACGTGTACTCGCCATGCGGTGCATAGTCGAAGTCAAACCACGTATTCAACCTGTGGTTAACAATCTCGGTGAGAGGTATTTCTCTCCCGATGCGACACCGAGCCTTCCACTTACGCTTTGATATTTGTTTCCGCATTACGACCTCGCCTGCGACGAGCCAGCACCACGAGCCCGAGGCATCCGGCGACCAGCCCCGGCAAGCCGGCGCCGACCACTGGAACAGGTACGGGCTGGAACGGCAAGTCGATCTGCAGCACGGCAGGGCGCCAGCAGCATTATTCCTGCAACAAGACCCTTCATTGATTAATCTCCCTTTGTTGACTTCCACCAGTCGCATAGCCCTCGTCGGGCTATCACGCCACCAACCTCGGTGCACGCATTCGGTCCGACGAAATGCCGGCAATCGTTATGCGGCCAATTGCTTGTAGGCCCGCAATGCCGATCTGTCACGCCGCGCGTGGCGGAATAGTGTGAATCCTCCCTCGTCTTGAGGGGCAGGGCGTGGCGGGCCGAGACCTCGCCGCGGCGCATCAGGCGGTTGATGGTCATTTGGCCTCCCGCCGCGTTACCTTACCGTTACGAAGCCGCATCGGCTCTGGTGTGACATGTGTCACAGGCGAAGGTCGCACCCGCCGTAACTCTGCCTCAAGGTTGTCAATCACAGCAGACTGTGCCCTAACCTCGGCCTCTAGCTCCGCGATCCGATTGGCCTGATCAGCCAACAACTTTCTCCACGAAGCGGCCGTGTATTTGCGAATCGTCGCACTGACGAAGTCCGCCGCCTGCAACATCGCGGTACGCGACGCTGAATCCGACACGGACCCGGAACAGTCGCGCAACTCATATTCTGCGCGCTCGAGCGCTGCCAGCACATCAGGGTCGATGGTCATTTGATGCCAATCCTTTAGCTACGAGCGCACGATGTCAACAATGGGCTAGCAATCCCAGCATGACGCGCAACCGGAAAGAACCGGAATGATCCGCACAAAACCGCACACGATTCGCGTAGGATGAAGCGTAGGCAGGCAGGCACATGTTCCATAATCTGGGAAATCATCAGCCAATATCAACCACATAACAAAGTACTTGTGCCTACGGTTCATCCTATGTCACACGAGAAAACGACCCATGAGAGACAACCACGGACCATGAAGATTCTCACCGGCAGCGGACCCAAGCAAAGGCTGATCGAAACCAGCCACCGCTTTCCCATGCTCAACCACAAGCTGGCGGCAAAGAAGTCTCGCCTGCACCGCCTCGTGCGAACCGGCAAAGCCCCACCATTGACGAAAGAACAGGCGCGCGCACTCTGCGAACAGGCCGCCGCCGAACATCCGATTACCCGCATCGAGCGTAATGGGCCGCCGACCGTGACTGTCCAATTTCCGCACGCTTACATGGCGCTGACACAAGTAAGCGGCTATCGAGCTAAGCATCTGAAATTGTTGGTCTTTCCGTCTTGCCCCCCGTCATGGCATATGACGTGAGAGGCATCAGTCGCCATCGTTCTCGGCTTTGTCAGCAACTACGGCCTCAACTACAGCCTCGATCACCTTTTGGGCGGTTGTTTCGAGCCTCGCAGGCTCGGGTCGGCCTGAGAGGTTGATGACCGGGGTCAGCGTGATGCCGCCGTTGATTTCGGCCTTGACGTTTGTTGGGATGAGTTTCGACCACAGTCTATAGAATTCGCCAGGATTAGCGTTGCCCCATGCAAGTAATCGTGGCACTCCGCCCATTCCTTCGAAGGCTGCTTCTAGTGCTTCTTTTGCGGGGAGAGTAGTCTTATTCTTTGCGCCTTTGGGGCGGCCATGAATATTAGGCGTCCCACGAAAACCGGCTCTTTTTGGCTTTGGTTGATCCTGTAGGGACATAGTTAAGTCCTTATGTTTACTGGTTTTACTTATCCACTTTCGTGGGTGTCCCAATACCAGTTATCTTCTCACGCTGCGTTCATGGCGAGGCAACCTCTGCCAGAGCCATCCGCCTAGCCAACTCTGGCGCGCCATGCGTGATTTTCAGCTTACGGTAAATATTCTCACGCTGCGTATCGACTGTGCGATATGACAAACCTAGATGCCTGGCGGCCACCTTAGACGTGACGCACAACACGCCAATTTCAAACGCAACGGCCATTTCCGCTGGGCTCAACTGACCGAGCAGCCCGTAATGCTGAGGGCCTATCATCATGCATCCGCCTTTCCCTCCGATATTGGAACTTTGTCAGGACTTTGGTATCCTGGCAAAGGACCCGGGCCGTCTCGGAGAAGGCAGGCCCGGGCCAAGTCGCTGAGTACCGTCCGGGGCCGGGGGAGGATAGGCCGGGGACGGCCGTATGTTGGGTATCACACATTAGCTGTTATGTCTCGAAAAAGGGTAGTGACAGCGCGGTCACTCGGCCGCCACACTAGGGATTGAGAATAGGCCGCCTTGATCTTCCTCGGCGCGCATGTAGCGGCAAGCCTGCTTCCAGTATGCCTCTTTCAACTCGACACCAAAGAACTTGCGGCCGAGCGCCAGAGATCGAACTCCTTCCGAGCCTATCCCCATGAACGGCGAGAGCACCACATTGCCGGGGTTCGACCACATGATGACGGCCCTGTCGATCACATCTAATTGCAGCGGGCACAGATGGCGCTCGTCGCCAGCCGTCTTGGCAGCCTTGACGTTGAGCACATTGGATTGGTCAACCGACATCCACACAGGGGACGCCCATTCCTGCCATTGATCGAGCGGAAAATCCTGCGGCGTGTGCGCGATCAACTCAGCATTCTCGCCGGGCTTGATGAATGTCAGAAGATAGTCCGGCATCCCTCCGCGGGACTTGCTGCTATCCTTCTGCAATTGCTTGTAGAGCAGGCCGACGTGCTTCGTGCGCGTCATCTCGACAACGGGGCACTTCCAGATGGTCCGTCGCCCGTGCAAAATCCAGCCGGCATCCTCGTGTATGCGGATGATCTGCCCGGAGAAATCCTTGATGCCGACTGCCCCATCCCTCCATTTCGTCATCGGCAGATCGGAGCAATGCACGGCTGTCAGTCGCCCCGGCATAGTCACCCTGAACTTCTCTCGCACGAGGTAGGCATAATGCTGCGCAAATTCCTCGTCTGTGCTGTTTCCCATGTCAGCGGCAGACTCGGAATAGACGAACAGCGATCCGAACGGGGGGCTATAGCAAGAAAATCCCACACTTTCTGATGGAATTTGAGACAATACATCAACGCAATCTCCCCAAATCGCGCTCCACTTATCTCCATGTTCGGCACCAAGACATTTTATCTTTTGCACCATCTTTGCCCCCTGCGATGATAAGTGTTCATGTGTTCGGCCTGAGAAGCACAGACCACAATGTTCTCGGGACGATTGTCTATCTTAATCTCGTTGATGTGATGGACAACTTCTCCATCGAGTAAACTTCTACCTAATTTTTGTTCAGCCACCACTCTATGCTCATAAATATATCCTCTGCAATCACAATTAGGATAGTTAGGAGAAAACACATGCACATAGCCATTAGGATCAATGTATCGACCTCCATTATATGCGGGATTTCCTGCACCACGCTGAGCCGCGCCAGTACACTTCAAGCTACAAAACTTAGGAGGATATTTCTTCATGTTAGACGGGCTGCGGTATACTGAAACTACCTTCCCGCATTGTTCACATGGGAATGTCACCGTAGCCATTCGGGCACCTTCGCTTTTTGAGTTGGATTGTAGACTTCCTTGACAATTGCCGAGCGTCCAGTCGCGCGCAACATCGCGTGACGCATGGCGTCTTTCATGCGGGCATGGTCGCCAGCTTTCCGATCGATTACGCGGCCGATCTCCGTCTCTCCCTCGGCCACGATCAAATGCACCACGACCTTGCGCTTTTGTCCGAACCGCCAGCATCGCCGCACGGCCTGATACCATGTCTCGTAGCTGTAGCTGCGCCCCAGGAACGCCATGCGGGCGCAGTGCGACCAGTCAGATCCGAAGCCGATCATGCTGGGCTTTCCGATGAGGATATCGACCTTTCCAAGTGCGAAGGCGTTTAGCTTTTCTTCCTTTTCTTCGATCGATTGCGAGCCGCGGACCTCAATCGCATCAGGAAGCACTTTGCGAACCGCATCAGCTTCATAATCCGTGTCTGTCCAAATAATCCACGGCTGGCCCTTCTCGGCTCTCACGACGGCCGCGGCGGCTTCCGCGCGGGCCTCGCTGGTCTGCCGCTTGACCTCATGAAGCGTCGTCGCATTTATGCCGGCGCGCCGAACAGATCAGCCAGTTCCCGGTCGATACGGCTATCCTTGGCGCGGTGTCGGATTGTTTCGAACGGCGGCAGAATGAAACTCACGTCGTCCGCCTCGATGCCGGTCAAGTTGGAAGGCTTCTCTGCCATGCGCGCCCACGACGCCATCCATGTGTTGAGCCAAGATCAGCGACCACCATCCATCCGAGCCACAGATAATCTATGACGCGATGATGCTTTACATATCGGACATGCCATTCGCGCGGCGTCATATTAGTGGTCATGTCTCAAAAAAGACCCGGGCGGAGGGCGCGACCTCACCCGGGCAAGTTTCGAGGCGTCGCCGATCTCGGGGGTGATGAACCGTCCGAGACAATAGCGACAATCCAGCATGGGCGTCTGCGGGAGGGGCGTCAACATCGGAGCTTGTCAATCTCAAAACCGAATTCTCCTCAGATCGTCGGTTTCGTTTTGACGAGGGGGAACGAGCGCCGAGCGTCGCTGCTTGCCTCGTTGGTGAAGAGCCAAATCATAATCTTCGTCAACGTCTCGCCGTCACACGGCTTGTCATTCTCAATCCGGGAGAGTGTGGCGGCCGAAACGAACATCTGCTTGGCAAGCTCGCGCACACCCATTCGATTGGCGTCCCGATAATCTGCAAGAACCTTACCTAAACGCATGACCGGCCTCACGACCTTTTTCGGTCACCCGCCAAAAGCCCCCTTCGAACGTGACGAGACCTTGGCGCCTGCACTTCTGGCGGGCGCGGTCCTGCTCCCGGTCGACAAAGATGCCCAATTGTCGAGATGTCGCTATCCCGCCCCATTGAGCGAGAGTGCGCAGGAAATGGCACTGCGCTTCGTCCGCCATCACTTCGGCAGCCCTCTTTCGAGAACTCGTCGGATCACCTCGCCATGTGTAATCCTGTTGGCGAGCGCAAACTGTTCAATCCGGCCATAAACCGATAGGTCAAGAACCATGGTGAATCGGCGCGTTTCGCGGTCTGTCTTTGGCCGCCCGCGTGGGCGTTTCGCTATCTCAATCTTTTTTTGCTTCATACCAAAATTCCCGTTGACATCACTTTCTTATAAGATATTCTCTAAATTGTCAACAGCGGCTCGACGCCGCCCGATGGGAGAGATGAGATGACACAAGCCACTAAGCAGAACGCTACCCAGATGACCGCCTTCTGGAGGGCCTATTGGGCCGCGAAGGCCGCCAACAACCAAGCCGTGATGGACGCCGCTAAGCGGATGATGGATGCAGCCAAGAGGCATCATCCTGCAAGCGACGCCGATTGGGCGGTTGTTTCAGCGGCGATGCAACAGTGACGCGCGACGGTGCACCCTGCGGGGCACCGTCCAACCGATGGGAGACTGCCATGAAAACCCTTGAGGAACTTGAGCGCGTCAAGCAGGCCGGGCCTGATCTTCTGGAGGCATTGCAGATCATTGCGGATGGCCTGCGAGATACTGGTACATTCGCCGAGAGAACAACCACACTGACTAAAGCCCAGGCTCATGCAATCGCCTGTATGGCCATCGCAAAGGCGACCAAGCCATGACGCGCCACCTGACTTGGACCTGCCCTGATTGTGGCGAAACCAACGAATGCACGGATGCCGCATGCCAATGCCAATTGGACGCCGAGGACAGCACCAAGGCTATCCACTCCGAGTACATCGATGGCGACCTATCCTACCTCGAGGCCGTCAGCCGCTTGCAGGCCATTGGCGAGGACGAGGCCGAGCGCGTCGTCGACGAGTGGGCAGAGGGCCAGGAGGCATGCTGCGACCGTGATTAGACAGGGCCGTCCTAAGTTGGTGGCGCCGCCCCGGCGATGTGATAACCGCACATCGCGCAATAGTTCCACCATTCTTCTGTGTCCGCTTCGCACGACTTACATACGCTTTTAAGTTTTCGCTCCGGGCAACATGAGATTGCCTCGGGATGCTTGGCGCGAATCTCCGCAAGTGTTTCCGTCGATCCGCATCCGGTGCAGCGCATCATGAGAGATCATCTCTCCGAACGTTCGCAGTCGCCCAATTGAAGATCGCCGCAGCGTCCCCGCAACAGCCCGCCGCAAGCTCCATCATGTCGCCGTACGGAAGCACCGCCAGCAACTCCGCGATCTCCTGCATCCGCGTCGGCTCCCCCGCGCTCCACGCCGCCGCAGCCTGAGCGGCCGACACCGCACGCTCGAGCTTCGCCAAAGACACCGCCGGCTCGGGCCGCAACTCGACGTCGCACGGCCGCTCCGCCCTCAACGGCTTGCCGCCCTGCCCCGTCAGGAATGTCGGAACCCTCGGCTCGACACGAGGCTGCCGCTGATCCCGAATTCCGATGGGGCCGTAGTCGTCTGGACCGCTCATGCTATAACCCCGCGTTTTGACGCCTCGATTGCCTGCTCCGCCACCTCGATTCGCTGCGCCATCTGCTCGATCATGTCCGCAGCCTGTTGGAGCATTCGACGCTCGCCCGCGTACATGTGACCCAATTCATACGCTCGACTGCGCAGCCGTGCAATTAACTCTCGCTCCGGCCCGTCAATCGGCATCGCGCCCCTTGCCGCAAGATCAATCGCTCGAGCCTCCAACACCGCAGACAATTGCCTCCGCTCATCCTCGGTCAAATCAACACGCAACTTCTTCATCGCGTCCTCCCCTAAACAACTGACCATGAAAGCCTCCCGTGATTTACCGCGCGACGGTTTCGGCCAATGAGAGGATCGCCGCCGCGGCTTCAGATCGTCCAGCGACGCGCTAGGCGCCTTCGGCCCGAACCACGAAATACATCCGCCGAAATGCACGGCGCGTCAACCGGACATTTCCGCAATCAACTTTCTGCTAGTCTCATTATGCAACTATCACATGACAGCCATGCCGAATACCAATTTACATTTCGATCTCATTATGCGAAGATTGATCTTATCGACTACTTGGGGGACACCAACATGACACGGGAAGAATTCGACCAACATTTTGCGGCGACGCAGGACACTACTGAGGGCTTTACGGATGGCCAGTTGGACGCCTTGAATGACGACGTTTGGGAGGAAATCAGGATGCTTGAAATGGACGAGGAGGTAACCGCGGAGCACGCAAAAACTGTCATGAACCGCATCATGAACTCGTGGCCGCATGACGGTTCGGTGCGAACATGAAGCACCTGATCGATTTCGTCGTGGTCGCGGTTTGCTTGGCGGCCGTGGTCGCGTTCGCGGCGGCGGTGATGGGGGGCGGGTCATGAACGAAGCTCGCCAAGCACAAAAAATTGCGAATATGTGGCTTGACTTCAATATGGATCCACTCACGCAATTAGTCCCAGGAGACCCTGATTGTGATGCCTGCGTCCTGGCACGCCAATATCTTCGGTCAACCACCATGTGGCGGCCGATTGCAATTGAGCCGGCCCCCAAAGATAAGATTGTTTTGCTTTGGGCCGCAACCGACATTTCCGACGTGGGGGAAATCAAAAACTGGAAAATGGAAACTGGCTATTGGGCACAGTCGCACAACTCTTGGATTTGGGGAGGTACTCTAATCAGGAAAATATACATCCAGCCCACGCATTGGATGCCGTTGCCCGCGGCGCCTAGCGATATTGAGGTGATGGGGGGAAGGTTATGAACGACAATGCCCCGTGGCGCATCCCGGGCGAGCTGCGGCCGGCCGAGCAGCCGGAGGCGCTGTCCGTGGATGCGAAGCTGATCGCGGCGCAAGCCGCGCTCGCCATCGTGCGCGACGCGGTTGATCAGGAGCGCAGCAAGATCACCGGCAAGCGCTGGTCGCAGCGTGATCGGTTGGAATACATCGCAACAATCGCAGATAACGCACTCAGGAGGATCAAATGATTGAATTGCAATTGTGCATCGGCGGTCGGCCGGCCGATGTATTGGTGAAGGCTGATCCTGAGTGGCCCGGGATGTGGCGCGTTGTGCAAGGCGCGCGTGTGTCTGACATGGTCAACCTCTCCCGGGCGAAAGACGCCTCGATTGCATGGGCGCGGCCGCGCGGGCTCGGCGGCAAGGACAAGGCGTCGTGGAACCGTCGGGAATCGAGTTCTAAGCCGTCGCCGGTGCGAGATTCCGCAGGGGGTGGAGAATGACACCTATGACCCCTGCCGCGTTCTTGGAAGCCCTCGCGGCGCTGGGGTTGCCGGTTTCCGAGTCTGGCGGGCTGTTCGGGGTGTCGCGCGCAACTGTTTATAGATGGGCCGGTGGTTCCACACGCATACCGGAGTCCGTTCGCCGCCTTTTACAATACGAGGTTGAGGCGTGTTCGGTGGGCCGACACGGGGTTGCAAAGTGGCAGGGGTTCCGGAACGACCGGCCGATGGGGCCGCCGTGCGACACTCGGGCGGAGGCGTTCTGGCACGCGCTGGACTTGCCGCGATGACATGCCGGGCGTGCCGCCGCAACACGGGAGGGAGCAAATGGCCGAATTGCCAGTGATTAAATACCCGGGCAGCATCGGGATCGGGTTTGTGGTGCAAGGGCTTGAGCGCGGGATGTCGATGCTGCCCGACTTGTACGGGCGGTGCACTATCCCCGACGATATGGAGGTCGTCATTCGCCGCGACGGCGATTGCGTGGAGGTCGTCACGCGCCCGCGGGTGACGTCATGAACCCCGCGGCCCCGCTATTCGATCTCGCGGCCGGGCTCTGCGCCGCGACGCTCGCCTGCCAAGCGGTCGCCATCGCGTGGTGCCTAATCCTCGATTTTTGGGAGAGCCGTTATGGTTGATGCCGAGACGATCCAAATCCTGCTCGATTTGCTCAATCCGTTGCATGGCGAGATAGATCGGCAAACCTATGACACGAAGGTCCGCGACAATTTCGACGCGCCTGCCGATCGGGAATACAACATTGACATCACCGCACGGATGGAAAGGGATCTGACCCAAGCTGTGATGATTCTGGAAAATCGCCTGAAAGGCTAGCGCCATCGCGTGGTGCCTCGCGCTGGACTGGCTTGACGCGGCTTGCGACCGCATTCCGCCCGGGCGATTGAGGCGCTGAGTTATTCACAGGGTTATCCAACCCTACCCCCGGACCCCCACCCCGTCGCTTCGCTCCGAAAACAGGGGGCGTTCACGGCTACGGCGCTACGTAGGGCGCGCCGTGCCCGCCCCCTGGGATAGTTCTGAGGTTCCCCCCTAGTGTCGCCTTTGGAAGCTATCTTACCGGGTGACCCTTCTTTCAGAGGTCTATGGCGGATGCGTGAAGGGTTGTACCCGGAAAGATCAGACCTACCGGCAGAGCCGGTCGCGATCTTCCGGGCACGGTCATGGCGGACGGAGCCAGGGCCGCAGAGCCGGAGGCGCGGGCGACGGGTGCGCCCACGGCCGAAGGACTTTTTCGGGCCACCCGCCCGACGATCAGGGGCACCCTTCTTTCGATCAGACCCCTTGGCGCTTTGATCGCATCCCAGCCATCGCGCCAGCATTGGCAGCCGCCGGCCCGGTCTCCGCGTGAGCGGCTGCCATGTAAAATTGCCAATAATTCTGAAAGTGGCCGCACGGGATGCAGCGATCCCATTGCGTGTAAAGCCCGCGGCCCGGAAGCGGTCGCCACGCGACGCTGTGTCGAAAGCGCTGCATAGGCCGCGCGCATTTCGGACACGGTTTGCCGCCGTCAATTGGAATTGGTGCGGGGTCTTTGCTCGCGCTCATGACCCATCTCCTCGCCCATGGTTGGCGTCGACCGAGCGTTTTTCTTTGCGCAAAGCGCGTATCAGCGCTTCCACATCCTCGGGAAACACCGAGACAAAATAATCATCGTCGGGGTCGCCGGATTCATAGGTTTGTCGGATGATGATTGCGCCAAAATTATTGGTGTAAACAGCAAGACCGGGTCGTGGCGCGACAATGATGCCGCACTCCGGATCTTTCCAATCGAAATCGTCTGACATGCCCGGTGCCTCGGGTGCCGCAGGGTGGACGGGGAGGCACCCCCGCCCATCGCCTGGGTATTGACGCCGAGGATCAGTCGGCGCTCACGGTTTAGCCGCGGCGGGCTCGCCAGTCAAGACCACTCTACAACCAGTCGGGGCTATTCCCCAGGACCACGAGCCGCCGTCGCAGTTCCGGTCGTTCGTCACCAGCCCGGCAGACTGGCAAAAATCCAGAACCGCCTTGATTCGGTTGTCCCCGTCCGACCGCGCACGCCTGTTTTGATCCAGAACGATGGAAATCTTGAATGACCCAAGAGGTGCGGGGCGTTTCTTGCCACCACCATATTGCTGCCAATACATTCCGGCCGCTTCGGCCTTCCACGCCAAATAGGTTTGCGAACTAAACATCCGCCGCACCCCGATCCGCCAAATGCGATTCGTGGATGTTGGGAACGGTAGCAATAATTCAATCTGCTGCATGTTTCATTCTGTCATGATAAGCACGGCAGGCAGCTAAAAGGCCTTCGTAAAGTGCTCCCTCGGCGAGATCAAGATCGTGCTCCCATGGCATAAGTATTTCAATTCCGTGCTCTTCAAATGCCGAAGCTGCATCAACTAGGGCGTGTTTTTCGTTAGGTGTCATGGTGAAGGATACCTATCCAAACGCCTGGACTTTAACGACTTTCACCAGCCGATAGGTGCCCGGCCCGTGCTTGGCGCGCTCGCACACGATGCGGTATTCGGTATCCGCCAGCGCAGAGCGCGCGTGCGTGACGTGCCCCTTCACGGTTGAGTATGCCGGGTGTTTCCTGTGCGCCCCCGCATAGGCTATCTCGAACAGATCATCGCCGGATATGCCGTTCGGCCCCGCCCGCTTGATAATGTCGAAAATGCGGGCCGTCTGCGGGTACATGCGCACGCCCACCCGCATCTGTGGCATCGGCTGCCCGCAGCACGGACACGTATTTGACTTCGCCGCCTCTGTCATGTAAGCCATCGTTTCCTCCCGATTGAGAACGTTACGCCGTCACGGTCCGGAAGCTCCCCCTTCCGGGCCGTTTTTCCTATTGCACCATCGCCTGCGGCGGCTGATCGTTATCCCGCGCGTCGTCCTCGATCACCGCCCGGACGATGGACGCCGCGAGTTCCGACTCGTCGATCGGCCGGCCAGGCGCAAGGTTGACGATCCGCAACACCTGCATGAAATGTTGGGCGTGCCAGCCGCGCAGCTTGAACGTAATATATATTTCCACAGACGCCTCCATATATTTCAACTTGACTGAAATCTTATTTGGGCGTTCTAGTCAAATCACAACGGGAGATTCACACATGACGACATTGCTGTCCGAGCCAGGATTTTGGGTGATAGATGAAGCGGACTATCATTCTGATCCGGCGGTAGAGCCGTCCCTGTCCAATTCAATCGGCCAAGTGCTGCTCGAGCGCTGCCCGCGCGCCGCTTGGTGGCAGCACCCGCGACTCAATCCGAATTTTGTGTCAGCCGAGGATACCCGCATGGACCGCGGGACCGTCTCTCACGTCTTGCTGCTCGGCCGCGGCGCCAGCTTCAGCGTCATTGAGGCCGACGACTACCGCACCAAGGCCGCGCAGATGGAGCGCGACGCCTTGCGGGCCGCTGGCCGCGTGCCGATCCTGCACAAGCATTTAGAGGCCGCCAGCGCCATGGCCATCGAGGCGCGCAGGCAGCTTAAGGACATCGAAGGGGGGGCCCATGCCTTCAATCCGGAGTACGGCGACATTGAGCTTTGCGCGTTGTCCCGCGATCCGGTCGGCTGCTGGACCCGCACGCTGATCGATTTCTACGGCGCAAGAATCCCTGACGGCGTGGTTTGCTGGGACTACAAGACCACGGCCGGCACCGCCAACCCGACGCTGCTGGGCGGCAAGATGGACGACCACTTTGCATTTCAAGCGGCGTTTCAGGAGCGGATCATCGTCACCCTCAAGCCCGCGCTCGCCGGGCGCGTGCGGTGGAAATTCCTGGTGCAGGAGAACGAACCGCCATACCTCTGTTCCGTCGTCGAGCCGAACGGCGCCGCGCGCACGATCGCGCACAAGCAGGTCGCCGCGGCCGTCGCCATCTGGAAAGCCTGCGTGGCTCAAAACATATGGCCGGGCTATTCACGCTCGGCCGTCGCGATCGGCGGCGCCCCATGGAAGGAGTCCGCTTGGCTAACGCGCGAGCTCACCGACGAGCTTGTGGCGCTCGCGGCGAACGATCCGTTTCTGACGACGGCGTTAGGTGGAGCGGCGCCCGATCGCGCGCCCGACGTTAAAATCTACCAGCCGCGCAAGGGCCCGTACAAGGCGGCACGGCCCGACGACAAGCGCCGCAAGGAAAACAAGCTGCTGCCGCCCGGCACGACAATTCAGGATGCTGGGTAGATTCATATTTTTCACGCCTACCAAGTTCGCTCTATTCCAAGATTAGGTGGAGGACGTTATGAATGCTCCAAAAAGAGTTTTCCCGGTAGAGACAGAACCCGAGGGGCCATTCCCTTTATTGATTGGTCTTGAAGGTCCTGCAGGGGGAGGAAAGAGCTTAAGCGCGCTGCGCCTTGCTGCCGGGATACAGCGGGTGCGCAAGGGGCCAATCGTTGTTATAGACACGGAGGCGGGCAGGTCGCGCATGTATCATGCGCAAGTGCCGTTTTCTCTTGTGAAGTTTGATCCACCGTGCCGTCCTGGTGATTTTCTTGAGGCTGTAAAACAGCAACTTTTGCTGGAGCCGTCCGCAATAATAGTTGACTCTTTATCCGACGAGCACGAAGGCCCTGGGGGCGTTTTGGAGTGGCACGAGGAAGAAGTTGATCGGCGGCTGAAACCAGAAGAACGCAACGACTGGCGCCGACGTGATGCGCTCGCAATGGCGGGATGGATCAAGCCGAAGGCTGATCGCGTTCGCATGGTCAACGGGTTTCTTCGCATCACCACACCGTTGATCTTCACGTTCCGAGCCCGCGAGAAGACAAAACCAATCAAAGGGGCGGACGGAAAAACTGTGCCGACAAAGATAGGATACCAAGCGATTGCGCCAGCGGAGATCGTTCACGCGATGACTCTTATGTGCTTGTTGCCGCCGCAGGCAAATGGTGTCCCTGTTTGGCGCTCGGAATCTGCTGGTGAAGACTTCCTTTTGAAGTGGCCAAACTTCCTTCAGCACCTCACTGGAAGGGGGCAACTCAACGAAGACATTGGAGAGAATCTAGCAAATTGGGCGGCCGGGTCGAAAGATAGTCCTAGTGTCGTGTCAACGGCGAACACTAGTAGTCCCGAAACAGCGGCGGTGCCACAGCCGCCGCCGACGCCGCCCGATCGACCGGCCGGGGGGCTTGCCGTCGCTCACGCGGCGCCCCCGGCCGACATCGACGATAGCGAGCGGATAGACCGTATCGACGCGGCGCTCGGCCGGTGGGCCGAGCAGGGGTCGGAAGTTCTGAAAAGGGCATGGTCCGAAATTTCTCCCGCCGATCAGAAAATCCTCAAGGCCGCGCTGGACCGCCGCCACAAATTACGAGCCAAACAGGTAGATGACGAACTCCCGGCGCGGCCGGTCCCATAAGCCCAAAATGGGATCGAAAGCCACCCACGCGTTGCCGCACCGAGATCGCCTCCGGGCACTTCCCTATTGTGTGCCCGGAGGCGCCATATTGAGTTATCGGAGGAGTAGACGGTATGAAAAACTTTCTCGCCGGAGCAGTGACAGCCTTCATCATGAGTAGCGCCGTGATGGCATTCGCCCAAAACACAATGTTGCTTAGCCCAGGTGTGGACGCCTTCCCTATCAACTATATCAACGCTATCGCCAACGCGATAACGCCGTCGGGCAAGATTCGCGGTATTCAATTGGATGAAGAAGGGCGCGTGATATGCGCGCGATAAAGCGGCGTACCGGCCGCAACGCATCCAACAGGTGGGGACCAGATGGAACAGGACGACCGTAGATGAATATTCTCGAAAGTCTAACGAACAGACTGAAGCGCGCTGATGAGAGTTTTAATGAATGGCGCTTGGGGATCGACAGCAGTGAAATACACCTCCCATATGATCCATCTCGACCGGAAGTTAGGGGATATGGCCCGACGTTCTTTCGAGACTGGCGAATCATTAAGCCTCACATTTTAGTCGATCCTGAATCGACTTTCATCGACTACGGGGCTGGCCTTGGTCGCGTCGCAATTCTAGCCGCAAGGCTGCCGTTTGCTATGGTGATAGGTATAGAGTTTGATCCAGCCTTGATGCTAAGGGGAAGAGCAAATTCCAAAAGCGCAAAGTCGCGAGCGCAGATTATTTTAGAAGATGCCGCGACATTTAATCTACCGCCAAATACATCCACGCTTTATATTTGCAACTCATTTACTGGTTCTGTATTAGCTGGAGCCTTGGATAAGGTGCGGGATTCCTACGACAGAAAGCGCAGACCCATGAAAATTATATGCAACCTTCCACATGAAAGCGCATTCGAGCCAGAGATAAGACGCGTTAATTGGATTAATTTGACGCATGAACTCGCATTGTTCAACGGACGCAAGTGTTTGATATTCGCCCCGACATAAACTATTGTTGCGCCGGGTTGACAACGCCTTGGTTGGTGACGATTTCAACTGTTGTGGATGTAGTGGAGAAGTCACCAGGGATTGACGTATAGACAGGCTGCGTTTGGTTAGTAAGCAGCCAAGAGTTAGCGCCACCAGGTGGAGACGAAAGCACGTCAAGGGTTTGTGCTCCCGATGTCGAGGTCGGCCCCAGGAACCGCGGCGTCGTGCTAGCGATCTTCGCATTGACAGTCGGATTCCAAGCTCCTGGAACAGACGCACTACCAAGCGTTTGCGTAAAGTAGGACTGGGCAAATCCAAAATTCATTGGGTTGGTTGTCCCGGTATATGCCGGTCCTACGGTGATGTTGATCCCCACCATCTGTCCCCACACCGGCACCGTATAGGGCGTCGAGGGGTTGCCCGTGACAGTGGGCGAGCCACCGGCCGGCACTGACGCATAGCTTCCATTTGTACCGGCCACGATCAGCTTGCTGTAACTTCCGTATGGAGCGCCCGCAGGCATCTGGTTGAGATCGATGGCCGCAGCCGAGCCATAGTTCCCGCCGGCAAATACCTGAGGCACCGATTGAACCTTGACGGTAGCGACACCGCTATTGAGCGGCATGGTAGGAAAGGCGCCAGCCAAAGACGTTGTGACCGTTGTATTCGCTCCCGAGGCTCCCACGTCGAGCACCTGAGCCATCGGACCCTGCGAGGCGTTTGCGCCATCCCAATAGAGATTGGCCCCAGGAACGGCCCATTTGAGCGGCAGCGTGGCGCTGCCTCCGGTGCAGGTTGCGGCGAATGTCGAGCCATTCAGGATGACGTGAGTAGCATCGACAACAGTCAAAATCCAATCGCCCTGACATGACGCGGAACCACTCAATACGATGGTGTCTGTCGCCATTCCGGTAGACCATCCCGTAGTCGAACTTACAGTCAGGCAGATGTTTCCAGGAGCGGCACTACAAGGTGCTGCGGAGCTATTTTGCGCCGCGCTAAAAGTGAAGTTCGGCGGCACTGTGAGCACGCCGCCCGACCAAGTACCGCGCAGGTTGATCATGCTTTGCGATGCGCTACCCACAATAAGGATCGGGATGTTGTTCCCGATGATATAGTCTCGTCCGTACGACGCGCCGTATCCGTGCGATCCGAGATGTAATTCAGCGGGCGAGGAATTGGCTACAATGTTATTGATCCCACCAGCACCCAAGAACGAGGAGGCGGTTACCTCGCTCGCAATGAACTGTTTCGCGCTTGCGGATTGCCAATCAACGTTTGTTATCGCGGTGACATTTTGTAAGACGAACGTGTCAATAAGTTTGTCTACCTCTACGGTGCAGTTGGTGGCAGTTACGTTGATCCACGCAAGGAACCCATTGACGGATGGCCCCTGACACGATGTTGCGGCACTCGTGATAACCACGTTCTTCAGCGTTACACTTTTGCCATTTGTCACGCTCCCGCCGGCACCAGCACCTTGATCCAAGATCAGTCTATTCAATTCGATACTTACATTCCATGTCGGATCGAGAACATAAAGTGTTCCAGGACCGCCCTGATCGGGTTGGAAACCGCTACCCGTCGAATAATTCGGCCAAGTGGATTTGTAGTCATGAGTGATCGGTGTGGTGACTGTTACGCCCGTCGCGGTCACGGTCGCGACAGTCAGAAAATCCCAGAAGGCAGGATTGGTCGGCTGACCCTCGCCTTGCAAATCTACCCCAGTCATCAGGACTGGTGCGCCCGGGGCAAATAGCGCTAGAGCCGCCGCACATCCCGCCCCAGGGCAGGCGGTGAAATTCAATGCAGTTGCCCCCTTGCTAACCGTTGTCACACGCGTTTGGCTGGTGTTATTTCCGAACTGACCGCCCCCGCCAGGAAAGAACCCGCCGCCCGTGCCGCCGTCGCTCAGCTTAGACGAAGTTCCGGCGCCGACTACCCTCACCCGAGCCTGTCCCGCATATCCGCTTGGGTTCATGACCCACTTGAATGGCGCAATACCCGTCGAACCCAAAAACCAGCATGTGCTATTCGGGATATTGAGCACAATCGATCCCGTAGCGCCGGGGTTAGCCGCATCCCAGGCCGACGCCAGAGTTTGAAAATTCGCAAATGCAGGACTGTCATTTGCCGGTGTGCCGGTGTTGCAGGTAGCGCTAGCGCCTGACGGCATTGCGGTGATGTCATAGACGGCCGGAGAGCCCATGGAGATGCCACCAGCGGCCACGGCTGTAATCGCGGTCGGCGGCGAGACGAAGCCTTGCAGCAGTGTCGTCAATGACGCCGCCTGTGTCGGCGTCAATTCCTTGGAGAAGATGATCAGGTCCGACATTGTAAAGCCCGCGCTGCTGTCGTCCATGACATAAGTAGATGGAAGTCCATAGTTAAATTTTGAATCCTTGGCGCCACTCACATAAAACTGGATGTTGGCAACTCCCCCAAGCTGACCTTTGAGTGTTGTTGAGAGCGAAAGTCCGGCGTTGTAGTGCAGTGCCGGAGACGGCGTTGATCCCTGCACACCGTCTATATAAACATTTAGGCTCCCGGGGCTGGTGTCCGCAGGGCACGTTACTGCCGGCGTTGCGCCACAGCCGAACGTCCCCCCGATGATGTGCGGAGTCGTTGCCGAGGTGGGAACAGCAATCGTTGCGGTTTGCGGCGTTAAGCTGTCATCGTACAACGTAAACGATGCCGTCCCGGGCGTTCCCGCCAAATGTTGAAGGTGCATTCCGCTGAATTCGCCTATCCCTAATAGAGTGATATCAGTGCCGGACGCTGTCTTTGCGTAGGAGGCAAAGACAGACACCTCAACCTTGCGCCGGATGTGGTTCATCCTGCCGTTGTGATTGCTGGCGTCCATCACGCCGCCGATTATGCCGAAGGCATTTGCGGCGTTATTCGTCCATGCTGGTGTATTGTTGTTCAAGCCGGTCGGATGATATGTGGTGTTCGATGCCCCATTGCACGGAAAGGCACCGGAGCAAAACCAAAGATCGTTGTAGGCCGGATGTCGCGTCGTACCGAGATCGTACACCTTTGTCACGATGCCACTGGTATCCTGTTTGACGCCAAAGCTGGCGCTTACCCAATTCTCAAGCATATTATGCAAGCCATTGGAAGTAATCCAAGCGTCTACGGTATCGAGTTTGTTCCGATCAATCGTCGCTGGATCGGCGCCATCGTCTAGCGCCCGGGCAATGTGTTGGTTGACGAACGCGGTGGAGGAACTGACGTAGGCCGACACCACCCGTGAGCCCTGCTCCACGCTGCTATTGTCCAGCGACACCAACTTGAAATACATGGTCGCAGGCGTTTGGAGATAGGGCGTATAAGTCGTCGTGAGCCCGGTAATGGAACCAATCAGGTTCGGCTGGGAACTCGGCGAGAACCCATAATAAAGGTGGTAGTTCTGGTTCGGTCGCGTATCGTTCCAAGTCAGCGTCACGACGCCCGCGGCTGCACTCGCCGTCAAGCCCATTGGGGCGGAGGCATAGCAAAGCGCCACGTCTATGCACTCGCTGTAGATATCGAGCAACTGCTGCTGAAGCGCACCACCGTTCAAATATGTGGCGCCCCAAGGAAGACCAAAGGCAGGCGACGACACAAAAAAGCCTCTGGTGGCGTAATAAGTCAATACCCCGCTCTCCAGATATGAATTGACTGCTTGAAGGTAGGTCGGACCGGGCCATACGCCAAAATAGGCATCCGACACTCTAACCGGCGCCGGCGAGGCGAGAATATTGAAGTTGCTGTCAACCGCAACGCGCGTCACAAACATGCCTCCGTTGGGCACATTGCACAGCGCGGGTGTAGACTTGTCTATGCAGGGGTTCACAGTGGCGATCGACGTGTCTATTGCCGCCCCGCCATTGGTGGCAGAAATTGTAAAGCTGTCAGGGTCAAGAACAGTCTTGACGAAATACGTTTGTCCGTCCACGAGCGGGATAGGCAATATGAGGAACACGATTGGGCTTCCCGTCGCATTCACGGTGACGTTGTTATTGATCTGGATGCTGTTGGCCCCTCCACACACTCCAACAGATGTGACGACTGTGTTTGGTGGAATGCCCACGATGATGGCCCCACCTGCCGTGTAAAACACGGGATTGGAGGACAACTTGTTGCCTGCCTCCACGCTGCTGCCGATTGCCGGGGCAAAGTTGGTGATGCAGCTCGATCCGCTAACGAGGTCTGCGGTATAAGGTCCACCACCCGGAAACGGCACCGCCGCAAGCGTGATCTGATTTCCGGCCACAAGTCCGTGTGCGGTCTTTGACACCACAGCCGGATTTGCCGCAGTAATAAGGATGTTTCTGGCATCTTCGGCCGTAGTCAGCCATTGCTGACCAGAGATGATTACCTGATCCCATTGACCGCCGGCATTAAATCGTCGCGTTCCTACATGGTAGAGCGTGTCGATGTAAGAAGCCGGTTCTGGCCGCACGAAGTTGAGGCCGTCCGTTGACGTAGACACGCCAGCAAGCGAACGCCATCCGTTTGCATCCAAGCCGCTGTCTCCGGGAGGTCCCGTGAGGCGGCTGAACGCCCGATAGTTGGTCGCTGCGTACGATATCCAATTGCCCGCCGATATGCGCGTAGGACGTTGAAAGCTGGTGAAGTCGTTCGATCCGGGATTCATCGTGGAAGGTCCAAATAACGTCCAATTGAGCAGATCATTGGTTCGGAGAGTGGTCGCGTAGTGCCCAACACCACCAAACGTATGCGCTGTGATTGTTCTAGACCCTGAAGCCGTCGCATTGTTGCTCAGCGTGATTTGACTTGCGCTGTCTACCGATAGAACGGTGGTGTTCGCCGGAATCCCGGTTGCAGCCGTTGCCGGATAGGTAGCCGAGATTTTGGATGTATCCGCGATTCCTGTCACGATCGGCGAGGTGTTTGTCGTGGTGCCCGTGAACACGATGCCGGGACCGGTGGCACCCTGATCCGCCCCCTCTCCCATCCAGTGAATGGTGTTGCCAGTATCTTCAGGATCGTAGTAAAGAAATCCAGTTTGATAAATCGTAGAATTGTTGGTGGTAAATGGATTGGTGACGCTGTTGTTGCTCAGGGGTATTGATGCATCGGAAAGCGGCATCACCTGCATGTTGATGGCGCGGGGCGGCATCTGAGGGTCTGTCCCGAACCCCCCCTTCAAGTCCATTCCGTCCGACCAGCTGCTTAAGATGCTATTAGGATGATCCGGCGTCATCGGCCAGTAGTATCGGCCATGCTGCGCTGCCGCAGCCTGCCCGACCGGACCGAACAGTGTGAGGTCATAAGGCCGAGCAGAATACCATCCATCCGAATTATAGAAATCCGCCGTGGTCACACCCTGGGAGGCAATCCCAGGGACATAATAAGAGGACGGCGATATTGAGTTGGGCACGCCGTAGATGTCGGCTACGCGTAGGTTAGGACCGCCTCCATTGCCGGTTCCGCCGCCACCGCTGCTAGCTGTGGTGCTCGCCTGGAAGATAGCCCACTGAGCCTCGCCAATCGGCGCTGCCATCATTAAGAGGATGAATGACAGAACAACCCGTATCATCGCCCTACTCCCAACAACTGCATCATCGGCGCGGGCGTAGGTGCGCCACCTGATGCGACGACATTCACATAAGCGAGAACGGTAGTCGGCGCCACGGTCGTCCCTATGGTAACGGTAGCGGCGCCGTTGTCGTAATTTGCGGCGGCATTCATATTCGTCCCATTTATGTTATCCAGGAAAATTGTTGTTCCCGTCATCGGGGTAATGCCAGCTCCTGTAGCAATCCCACCAGCCACAATGTTCCCCGTGGCGCTGGTCACGTTGACGGTGGTCACGGCGACCCCAGTTGTGAAGTTGGTGAAGGTCGCCGCAACGGTCGCGTTCAAGGCCCCACTAAACGTGCACATGTTAAGAAATAGTTTAGCCACATTCGCCGAACTGGTCACAGTGATCGCTTTGGTGGCGCCCGCGGTAATCCCCACGGCACCATAAAGGTAAACACCCTGGCCAACGGCCCCGCCAGATATGATTGATCCAATAAGCGTCAGAGCTTGGTTGGCGCCGGCCGCATCCCACACCACGCTGGTTATGGTTGGTGGCGTAGTGAGAGTCCCAATGTCGGGCATAAGCATGACCAGCATCCCAGGGAACCCGGTGGTTACCGTGTAAACATTTCCGGTGGATTGCGGCGATGTTGTTCCAGGGATGTGATCGTCATTAAGGTTAGGTTTGCAGTTTGCCGTATCAACTCCAACTGCCGCCAACGCCGGCGTCAGCCAGCCAAGAATCAGCAGAATTGTTGCTGTAAGGGATTTCAACATATCCGATACCTCAGAATTGCGCGTACCAAATATCAACATCGACACCACCCGTTCCGGTGCTGTTGATGCAAAGGCCGTTTCCAGCGGTGTTTTTCAGACCTGTCCAAAACGGAGGAGCGAAGATTTCACCAGTGTTTGCCGCTTCCGTTGCAACTCCTGTTATCTGGGTATTGGCCGATGAACAGTTGGCATTGGCAGATGCAGTATTCTCAAGGAACCATGTGGCTACACCGGCAGCACGGGCGCGCCATGCGCACACATAAACAGACTGCGATGCAACCCCCTGAACTGCTAATGTATCAGTTGCCGATGTGATGTGCTTAAATATATGACTATCACACCCAATCGGCGCAGCAACGTGTCCGCCTGTTGCACCAGAACCCAGGACACCAATATAAGTTGCTCCAGTCGGAGGAGCGGCGGCGACCGCCACATGGCCCCATGCCGGGACAGCAAGTCCCGCCGAGACATTTACTTTCAAAAACTTGCTGGCATCTACCTGCAAACGATCCCAAGTCGTTCCATTGAATCCTTCAAGGTAAGATATTGTCGGGCTGTTGCCACCCGTCGTGACCGTAACACCGTCGGCGTTATTGCCAATTGCCGCCGTTGCGTTCGTCACAAAGGCATTGACGCCGATGTAGTTGCCTGTCGTCGGCGCGACGCCATACGCGGTGGGAACACCAAGGCTGGTCTCGGCCCAGGTGTTCATGTCTTGGAACAGTCCGCGCGTGGCCGTCATTGCCACGGTGCAAGCTGAAGCAGTCGGACAAGTGGTGGCGCCGCCAGATGTAAACTCGCCACCTGTTAGGGTAAAGTTGGTGCTGCTAACCGTCCATCCTGCTCTATCGGCGATAGCTGTTCCGCCGCTGCCGGCGCCAGCCTTGATGTTCACCCATAAACCGCTCGTCTCGTCGCCGACCAGGCGTCCGATATTTGAGCCATTGAGCACGCCAACCGCCAGCGCATTTGCCGGATAGGTGGCCCCCACCACAGCGTCGAGCACGCCGCCTACGTTTCCGAGATTGCGGACAGTGCCGATGACTTTGGTTGTCTCGGCGCCGAGCGTAGCATTGGCGGTGACCAGCATCCGCCCGTTGGCGTCAATCTGGAAGGCACCTTCTTGGCCATTTGAAAACGTGGGCGGAGCTGAAAGGTAGCGCGTTCCGATGATGAACGAGGTCGTAGCTAGCGCAGAGCCCGCCACGATGTTCGTAGCCGACGAAATCAACCGATCAGTTCCGGGCTTGATGGCTGCGAGGTTGCCGCCGGCTTCGAGGGCCAGCAGCGATGTGTTGAGGTTGGTTCCGGCGTTGGCGGTCACTGTGCCGGTTGCCTGCACGGCGAAGGTGCCGGTTCCTACCACAGTTGCGTTGAGATTGCCGGCGGTCGCCTGCGCAGCCGTCACCGGAAGCGTTGTCCCACCAGTCGTTCCCTGAACAGACAATACGCTAGTCGTGTTTGGCGTGCCGGCGATTGTGGCGATTGTGGCTCCCGTCGTGGAACCCAATGCTACAACAGGCACCATGGGACCGCCCGACCCTGTCGTGTCAATAGACCTGACAGTGACGCAGCCAGCAGCGCAAGGCGTGATCAGCGTCGCATTGTCCGCAGCCAGCGCACTGGATGCGAACAACACCAAGGCGGTCGTCCCAAGGAGAATGCGGCGGGCTGACATCTGAATCACTCCTTTGGAGCGGTAGGTGGCGTAGGAGATGTGGAAGGGCCGTTCTGGGCGTTTATCTGCCCGATCAATTTTTGGAGCACCGGATTGATGTCTTTCCACGGCATCTCGCCGATTTTATTCAAAACGGTGTTGACCTCATCCGCAGTCATTGTGAGTGTATAGGTGCGAGTGGGCGGCGCAGGTGTCTGTGCAAATGCAATGGTCGGAACCAACATCAGGAAAGCGAATAAATATCTCATATCAGAGCACCACTATGTATTGGCTGTTGCAGGATTTGGTGAAATCGTATCCCGTTCCGACACATCCCACGGGAGGCGGGCCAGAAGATGACCCGCCAGCAGGCACCCCAACACCACATCCCGGAATACCTAACAATTCCAGAACGCTTTGGACGGTATTGGGAATCCCCGGAGCGCATCCGTTAGGTATCCCCACCTGTGCCCACGCGGCAGCGCTTGCCAGAAGACAGACGGCCGCAACAGCAATCAATACAGTCCGCATGCGTCCCCTCGCTGGTGAACGAAGCGCAAACTTACTACAGATCAAGTCCACAAACAATCGCGGGCCAAGACCATAAAGCTGATCTGGGTTGTCCTCGTATTGCAGGCTTCCGCCTCCGGTCCGGTCCACATCGGAACCGGCTCATGGAGCCATTCGACCGAAGATGCCTGCCTAACGGAAGCCGACACGGTGAGGCTGCGCATGGCGCAAATGCGGATGGTGGTGACAGTCGAGTGTGTGGCTAGGGCGGCGCCGATACCGTGAATTTTACCTTCGGGAGTTCGTCCCGCATCGGCCACAGCCACTCCTGCACCGGGTTGCACCATCGCTCGGCCCATGGCGCGAAGGTGGCGTCTCCCGGCATCAAGCCGATCGGAACTATGCGGGGGCGGCGGAATGTCTGGGGATCGTCGCCCTTGACGTCTCGGAACGGAACAATGTCCACCTTCGCATCGAAAACGGTCCCGCTGCTATCAATCCAGATTGGATAAACCTTGCCGGCGCAGCCGTGCCGGCGCTCAATCACCGTCCATTGCACCATGACGGGCTTACCAGCGACTACCGGGGCGGAGACGAACCGTATCGTGAGCGTCTCGACGGCTTGGCGGCGGTCGAACAGCAAGATCAAGAAGATCGTCACCACCGAGATGGTGACAATCGGAACAATGTGCTTCAGCAGCCTCACCTGCCACCTCTCGCCTGCCATGTCACATAGATAGTGATTGCTATCGGTATAATAGCCAGCGCCCACCGCGCCCATATGTCAGCCCTCTCACGCAACCATCGCCGGCGCTCGTAAGTCTCGATTATTTCACGGACGATAGCATTTTCAGTCCCGACGAGCGGCTTCTCGGAGTGCTTCGATCTGTCGCCGTTCGCCATAGGGTAACTCGCGTGGAGCCTATTCGGCGTGACCCATATCACAGAAATTTCCTTACGGCGGGTGAGGCACTTGTAATGTCCGAATTGCTTGCTCAATGCCGTCAAGCCGCTTGTTGTTTTCCACCACATACTGCTCGATGCGAGCAAGGCGCGTCAGCACGTCGGACTGCCGGTTCTCGACCGTCGTCAGCATCCTCGTGCCCTGGCTGTCCATGGTGTCTATGCGGCGACTCTGGGAGTCGTTTTCCTTCTCCACGGCAGTCATGCGAACCACGAGCGCAGATAAAATAGGAACTTGCTGTTCTAACACACCGATGCGGCGCGCATCTTCCATAACGCGCTCATTGCGTTGTATTCCCCGCTCGGTTTCAACCGATACTACTTCGCTGATGTGCCAGCCCCACGCAAAAACGCCAAAAGCGTATGAAATCAGCGCCGTAATGACAACGGGATTTCGAACGATCCATGGCTGCGTGGATTCATCGGTCACGGCACCCCCCGCAGACGATCATCGCGATATGGGCGATCAGGCAGAGCCAGCGTAAGTCGCGCTCCGGGCCGAGGTCAGCCCATTTCGATCCGTTGAGGTAAAGGGCGCGCTTCATCGGTCAGCCTCTTTCGCAAGCCTCCCCTCGTTGAAGGCTCGGATGCGGACGCACGCACGGCATTGGCAGGGCTGCAGGATCAGAGGACCCCATCCCCGCGGGTTAAGACCGATGAACGTGCCCGGCACCTGCAATTCGACGGGATGAGGTTGATCCATCACGGCGTGTTCGCTGACAGAGCGTCCGCAATAGCTGCTTTGTTCGTTTCGGCACCCGAGAATGAGCAAGATGAGGATGACGACGAGAAAAATGCTCATCACCTTATCCCGCTCCGATGAACGTGCCCGGCACCTGCAATTCGATGAGGTTGGCTCATATCGTCACCCTACGGCTGGCCGCGGTTGCGGCCGAAGACGGCATGGCGGAGTTGATAACCTTCGGCCGGCTTGGATCATCCGCTGCCGCCGCAACAGCTCCATCGGGATTTGGCGAAGCCACGGCAACGATCTTCGACACATCCGGAATGGCCTCCACCGCGGCGATCTTCGATGAGTCGGTCTTATTGTAGACCGACCAGATAGCCGCCCCGACAGCCGACAATGCCGCCAGAACATCGCCCACCGACTCCTGCGGAATCCATCCTTTGGCGACCACATAAGCGAGCGCTGGCGGCACGACGGCACGCAGGATGCCGCCAATCATATCTAGGGGGATAGGAGAGCGAGTATCGGTGGCCATGAGGTATCCTTTCAATTGTTGCGCAATACCCAAGATAGCAGCGAACCTGCAACCGCCCCAAAGATAACACCTATTGTGATCAAAATGCCACGCCCCCGCGCAACCACAATAGTCAAGTTCTCCAATTTCACCTCGACGCGATGCAAGCGCTCTCTGAGTTCATTGTTGTGATCCGGCATAGTCATGGGGGAGCAAAGTACACTATTCCGCCCCAAAAGAAATGACAGAACAAGAACCCAGCGACCAAGCCAACGAATAGCGGCAGCGGGGGGAATGCCTTGCTGGCGTTCCAGATGTACCGGCTCATCGTGGTCCGATTGGTCTGCAGGGCATATGTCTCGCCCGCGATCGCGAGGACCGCAAAGCCCACAAAGAGCATGGTCCAGTACAGGCTCATTTGGCAGCCGGATCGACTGTGGCGACCGGATGTAGCGCTCCGAGAACGGCCGTGAGCCAGGGAGGAAGATTGATGCCGCCAGCATGAAGGCCGCCGAGACCGGCCTGGGCGATATCGTTGACCGCCTGTCCGATGCTATCCGGCGTCGCTTGAACTTGTCCGCTGCTTGCCGCGATGATGTGGCCAACCCCTGCCAATCCCAACGGGATAAGGTTATAGGGCGGCGGAATGAAGCCGGCGATAGACTTGTTGAATAGCGTCAGCACCGGCTCGATATGCGCGATCGTGCTGGCCATGGTGATCTGTACAGGCGCCGTGGGTGCGACAATCGGCGGCGGGGCGATGACCACCGGGACGGACGCCGCAGGGGGTGCAGCATTCGCCGCCGCTTGGGCGACAGCCTGCTGGATGAGAGCCTGGATTTGCGGCTGGATCGCCGCCAAAATAGCGTTGATGTCGATTTGTGCCACGGGTGTTGGCTCCTTCTGTGCGGGCGTGTCGTCTACGAATTCCCAACTCACGATGCCCTTGCCGTCTATGCCAAGTATCTTGGCTGCGGCGGGCGTCAGGTCGATGCCAGCGAGATTGGTGTGCCGGCCGCTCATGTCGGTTCCGCTCTCGGCCTGCGGGCGGGCGTTGGTCTGCCAATAGGGATCGTTCGTGTTCCAGGGCCCGACGTCAACGATGGAGCAAATGACCGAACGGCTATCCTTCCAGACGCGGACCTGAGGCCTCGCGCCCTTGAAGTGATAGGGCAGCGCGACGCCGAGCTCGGTGTCCGTGATGACGTGGCCATCATAGGCAGATGTGTTCGGATCGGACGAACCGCCGAACATCGTGGCAGTAATGCCGCTATGCATCGTCACCGGCGCTCCGATTGGCGCAGTTACAGGTATTGCCGAAACGGCCGGCGGCCTCCGTATGGCAATGCAGCTCGAGGCCGGGAAAGTCGAAAGTCGAACCGAATCGCTCTGGTTCCCCCCGCGGCATACGTAGGAAGACCCCTGCGTACTCTCGTAAAACGTGACGTGATGACCGCCACCGGACCACGCAAACACCAGCACATCGCCGGGCTGCGGGGAAGAGACAGGGGTGCCAAAACCTCGCCACGAAAGCGCGTAGAAGAAGCTCCCGGTATCATCGGACGGATTGTATGGCGGCCGAATGCCGCACATCGCCATGCAGTAGCCCATCGACTCGCCGCACCACGCAATCGTGCTGCTGGTATAGTTGGCACAATACGACGCCATGTCGGGAAATAGCTCGCCGACCTTCTTGGCCCAACTTACAATCGTGCTATTAGCCGAGGCCTCGGTAGTGCCGGTGATCTGCCGCATTACATCAAGAGGATCGGTCACGGGAGATTTAATCCGATGTTCTTATGTGTTCCGGTTCCGCCGTCAGCAACACATGATAGCGAATATCCACCCGTGCAATCATTGAGATAAATGTTATAATAATCGTTAGACGGCCCCTGAATGACAATGCCATTTGCCTGGAAATTTGTCTGCCCGAAACCAGCAAATGTATTGCTGATGGCCGTAACGTGGCTTACCCCACTGAATATGGAGATTCCATTTAGAACTCCACCAGCGCCACCATTACCAGGATTGGAATTACCAACCCACGAACTTCCATTGAAAGTGTAATGGCTTCCGCAATGTATTTCGGCCCCATGGCCTCCGTTATTTATAGCGCGATTTCCCACAGCTACTACACCGTCAACGGTGCCGCCACCTGAACAAGCGCTATATATACCAGACCCGCGCGAGTTAGAGGTCCAGGAATTGGTTAAAAATACACTGTAAACATTCGCTCCGGAGGTGGGTTGCAGGAGCAATCCTTGACCATTATTGCTGTCAATCGCTGTGTTTCCAATAAACACATTTTCAACCCGACCTGACGTAGGGACCAAACCAATTCCGTTGCCTGAATATGAAATATCGCTATCGGATACCCAAAGTCCTCCGGTGTTTGTCACCTTGATGCCGTAATTAGGCTGGGTGCCCCCAGTGGCATCGGCCGGCGGGCGTTGATTGTTCATTACTACGTGATGGATATATTGATCAGCTCCTCCGGATACCGTAATTCCGGCATCGACTGTGCCAAAAATATACGCATCATGGACGCGAACATTCGAATTGTTGGTTCCCTCGATAATCACCACATCCCAGGCACCGTTTGCAAAAAACTTTCCCAACTCACAATTATAACAATTGTTAAATATCACAAAGGCGCCGGCAGTTTGTACTCCTGTCTCTCCGGTCGAGGAAACAAAATGAAAATCTTCTATAAGAACATTGATTATTTCCACCGCATCCGTAATAATGAATATCTGTGTAGTGGTAGCGCCGGCTTGTATCACCGTCTTGCCACTGCCGCGCACTGTTGTATTGGACGGAATGACAACCGAATCCAGGATTGTTGTGCCACCGGGAAAGGTTACAAGTCTTGTCGTTCCGGCTCCAGTAGGGGGAGCATTCAATGCCGCCTGAACGGCCACCGTGTCATTTGTGATTCCGTCCATTTTTGCGCCAAAGCAACCAACGTCATATGCTTTTCCAATAGGTAATCCCCAATAATTACTTCCTGCATCCTGAATAGCTCCGGGACTGGCGCTCGTGCCACGCACGTAAATACAACCGGCACCCCTATCGTTGGCGGTTGCATATCCAGCAGACACAAACGAATTCAATGTAGATGGAAAACTGGTTGTTGGAATATTCGCTCTCGTTACAGAAAAAGCCGTTGGCAAACCAAGCATGGTCTGCATCGTAGCGACACTGCAATCCGTAGCATTGGCTGTCGAGCCAGTCGAATTGCATGAAGTTGTAGTCGCTGACATCTGCGCCCGATTGGAGTTTGTAACTGTATTGGCTGCAATGTTCGACCCTGTAATAGCCGTGCCGTTCCACACCCCTGAAGTAATCGTACCAAGCGATGTTATGTTGCTCTGCACCGCAGACGGCAATGTCGAGCCGATCGAGGGAACCCCACCAGCCGAAGTGACGAGCGTTCCATTGTTGGCGGTCGCGAGGCCAGACACCGTGCTGCCATTGGCGGCATACCAAGCCAATTGATTGATCGAGCCGGCACTGACGACGCCAGAGGCACCGCTGACGCTCGTCCACGTCATCGCGGTTGATCCGCCACCTTGCGAAGTCAGCACCTGTCCCGCGGTTCCCGCGCTAGTCGGTAGATTAAAATTCCACCCCCCTGCTACCGCCTGCGGCTGGATCGTCACAGCACCGCTAGCATTGCCCTCGAGCGTGATCGTTCCGAGCGTTGTGTTGGGAACGCCGACCGTCAGAGCGCCGGCACTAGAGGTGAGCGCAGGATTGCCCGTGACCGTCGTAGCCGCTGTGTAGACTGGAACCTGCCCAATCGTGGACGCCGCAACCGTGCCGCCGCCGCCGCCTGTCGTACACGCGCCGCCGGCCGCCACGACATTCCCACTCGCATCAATGCTGACGCAATCGCCCGGCGTAAAGGCTCCGGTTACTGTCGCAAATTTAGTGGTGTTGCCGCTACTGCTACCTTGCGCAATCGCGCTTGCACCGTTGCCGATCAGTGGAAGGTTGGGCGTAAATGTCGCAGCTCCGGTTCCGCCATTGGGAACAGTCAGAACCCCGAGCACGGTGGATGTTCCTAGATCGACCGTGAAGCCTGCCCCAGTCGCCCCTGCCACAAGCGTTCCGGTGCCCGTGATGCCAGTGTAGGAGCCAGACAGTCGAGGGATAGGCAATATCCCGCTCGTGATGTTGGCGGCGTTCGTCGTATCCACTGTTGCGCTTGGAGCAAAGGGCGGATTGGCCAGCAACATCGGCTTTGCCTGAGCACGGGCGCCGGTCGGATTTCCCCACACGGAATTCCCGGGCAATACGGCAGATGACTGTGCGTATGTAGCAGTCGTACAAACTGCCGCAAGAATGGAAGCAAGAATAACCCTAAGCATCAGTCTATTCCTTTTATGTACCATCCGTTTATAGGCGATCCGGCGGGCCTAAGTCCCAATACTCCATAGTCGGCTTGAACTTTAGGTACGCCAGCATAGTAGAATATATCTCCTCCATTAAGAACTGGGGTTATGTTATTTGCTAGTGAATTTCCAAATATGTCTACCAAGGTAAGCGATACGCCGTTTTGGTTTGACAATGCCCACGAGGCAGCACTTGGCAACGTAACAGATACAGACGTTGTTCTAGTATCGACGCCTATCTCTACATCGGAATTTGTTGCAGCAATCGTCGGATTGGATGCTGCCATGCGGATGGGAGGGACATTTTGTGGAACAATATTAGAAATCAATGTAGCCAGAGACATCTTGAAGAATGTCTGTCGATTTGCATCAAACAACAATAAATAATCCGTTGGATAATCCTGTAGAGGCGGGATTTGCTGACCAATCACATTAAAGGAGAGCCCCGCCGTCCATATACCGTTCTTCTTAGTGATGGTAACAGGCGCCGTACTCGTCACGAGAGACGGGAAGGGAACCCCTGTATTGACCCGGATATTTGCTGGCAGCGTCATCGGCTGTTCCGATCAAAAGATGTTCGGATTGTATGGGTTAGCAGAGGCGTTCGCAATCGGCACCTTGCCTACGCCGCCATGGGCAACCGGGAGATTGGCAACGAACACCTGCCGGGTATTGACCGAGTCCGACATGATGAGCGCCGCCTGATAAGTGCCGCCACGCAGCTTTTGGAACGTCGCAGCCGGGATCAGGATTTGTATGATCCCCACATCGATGATCTGGATGCCAGTGCCGAGTTGAGCCTGCAAGATAGGCCCGTACTCATCAGGCACCCCGAAATCGAAATATGGCGTGTAGCCACCGGTCGTGAACCGGGGCCCAGTGCGCCTGATCTCGAAGTCGAACGTGCATCCGATCTGGACCGATAGCGCACCGTTGGACGAGGTGTAGGACAGCACATAGCCGGTGAGGAAATTCAGGCCGGTTGCCGTGTCCTGTATTCTGATGGGATCGCCGGCAGCGATGGCGAGCCCAGTCCCGACCGTCAGCGATAGCGCGGAAAGCTGGTTGCCAATCGGATAGACCGGGATAGTGATCGAGGTTGCCGACGTCGTGACAATCGCACCATCCGTCACCGTCCATGCCGCTGCTGTAAACGGCAACATATTTGCTACTGTGGTGAAATCCAGATCGACCGCCTGACCTGTGTCGTCATCAAAGATCGACACAGTCAAGAGACAGTCTTCTCTATTGCTGAACGTCTGAAGCTGGACAGGAAAGATGTACATCTCACAACCTATAATTTCATGTACCAGCTTCCGAGGATGAACGGGGACATATTGTTGTGCGGTGAATTGCTACCCACCCCACCTGTCAAGGAATCATTTGTACCTGGGGAACTTCCAACCCATCCAACTACAGAATTATTGGCACCAGTTGACGAAGTTATATTTGATAAAAGATTTCCTGGAGCACTGGAAAAATCTGTTCCGCCCGGCTGCCCTAACGCTGCCGCAGCAAATTGATGCGTATGCCCTGGATCAGAAAAATATACATTATGCTGATGAGCTGCCATCTCGGCTGTAGTAAGAACGTGATTTGCTTCGCCACCTGTCGCATTGGGAGTAATCGCTGTATCGCCGCTGCCGCTTGTCACGTTACCGGCAGGAAGACGCCCAGAGGCAGAAGCTCCCATGTCATCAAGCCCCCAGGGGGCTCTGCCACGCAAGTCTAGGACCGTAATTGTCTTGTTGGCATTGAAGTCACCCGCCGCTGTGCCGCCACGTCCTCCACTTACCGGACAGTGGGCGTTAGGACAGTTAACCCATAAATGCGTGAAAAGCTGTTGTGTATCCGCATTGGCGCGACCAGTAGCTCCAGACGAACCCGATCCAACCGTAAGACCATTGAGCTTGACCCATCCCGCTATCGTCTCGGACGTAGCCCGGAACTTGATGTCCCCGGTTGACGCAATCGTGGTCGGATCAATGCCGGAACCACCGCCGCCGCCACCGGAAGGGCCAATGACCAAAGTGGACGGCACATCGAATTGAACGATGCCGCTGGCATCTGTCAATCTGACGTGAATAGAACCATTAGCTAGATAAAATGGAGGAACTCTGCCATTGGCATCAAGAGACAAAGGCCATGGATTAAGAATTGTCAAAGCGGTGTCTTGAAAAGAATTCTGAGGGGTTGCCACCGTTCCAACTTGATAGAAATATAAAAGACCGCCAGAAAGTGGGGTTCCGCATGCTTGGCCGGTCGTACTGCACCCGGAAAACGAGAATTGTTGCGTGAGCATTACGTTTAGCGTGCCTTGCGCGCTTGCGAAGGACGCGCCAAGCAGATAGAAAAGCGCCAGAAGGGGAACCCGATTGATCAGCTTTTTAGCGTTCATTGCGGCGGCTCTCTATCTACTGGTTTCCTGGCTGGGTGATTGGATTTATGTCGTTCTGGGGATGGTGGTGGGCCTCTTCTTCCGCCATTATATAGTCCAACGCTGCTGCCGTACCGGCAGCGACCCGTCCGAACCCGATATCGTGCGCCGCGACCCTCGTCCCCACTTCCGTGCCATTACGCAGAGCGTTAAACAACTGCGGGGACCGGGCGACAGCGCGGACGCCTTTCCTGAACATCTCAGGGTTTGCCGCGGGGTCGGCAGCGAGCATTTCACCGATGGCCCGAAAGACTTTCGTGTCGACTTTATGAGCCCCATACCTGAGCCCGCCAGCGATGAGAGCCCCGCCGATGAGAGCTTTTGGGTCCCAGTCTTGCTCCTTGACTGCTTCAAAGGCACCGACAGCACCAACACCGAGTCCGCCAGCGACACCATGCCCACCACCAGTCTTGAGAGCTTGAATCATCTGTTGATATCGAGCGGTCTGACTATTCCCGAGAGCGTCTCTACTGCGCTGGGCGATGGTCTCAGCCCGCATGGCGACCTCGATTTCCTTGGCTCTGGCGGGACCAACGGCGATCTCAATCTTCTCCCGAGCCCGGGGAGTAGTGAAGAGCTTTTTGATAGTCCCAAGAGTGTTGGCTTGATTCATGGCGCCTTCCGCAAGCTTATCGGCAAATCCCCGCGCGAATAATTCGCGTTCCGCAGGGTTCATTGCCGCAAGCGCACGTCTGGCCTCGCGCGGATCAGCGTTCATCAAAATAAACTTCTCGCCAGCCTCGCTTGCATCTTGGGCCTTGAAGAAGGATGCCGCACCAGAACGAGCATCCTTGAACTCTGGAACCAGTTTATCTAGATCGTCCTTTAATCGCCGTTCTAGCCCCCCATATCGAGCTGCTTCCTGCATATTTCCGGCCCGTCTTGCTTCCTGCGCCTTTCCAGCCAATTCACGGGCTGCATAATCCCAAAATTGAAGATTTGGCTTTGCAGGAGGGTTCTTTGAACCAATCCCATCTATGACTTGCCAGTCTTTCCATTTCGTTTCTGCGGCGCGCATGGCATTGGCAATGGTTGGGGACTCTGTAATCTCTTTATCCAACGTGATTGAGCGATTTCCTATCGCATAGGCTCGTTCGTATCTCGGCCTATTGTATACTCGCGCTTGGCTTTCGAGGGTTTCCCGCTCTAGCGGAGCATCCAACCTTCCGCCCATGGCAGTATGGACAACATTTCGCATGCGCTCGGGGCGATCCTCTATCCGCCCAGCCGTCGCCACATCCAAAGCGCCTCGCGCGGCAGGCGAAAGATCGGATGCAGCACGGCCGACGTCACGTGTTGCCTGCCCGCCGACATCCATCCACGTAATCGGCAAACCGCTGCGTTGCGCAGCCTCATAAGTGGGTCTATCAATGCCTAATCCACCCGCAGAGGCGTCTTGTGTCATCGTCCCTAGAATAGTTCGGGCCGCTTCCGCTTCAGGATCGCGTGCGCCGCGGAAAACGTTGCCGACGCGCGATGCCACCTTGCCGGCGCCTTGCAACAATGCACCACCGGCGCCGCCGAGCACTCCGCCTGTTACCGCTCCCTTGCCCGCCTCCAATGGGATTTCGGATGCATCCTTGCCTTCGCCGATGGCCGTGCCAGCCCCATATAAACCACCGCTAATCGCCCCGGACTTCGCTGCCTGTCCTATCTTGCCGAGCGCCGAAACGCCTTTGAGGGCGCCAAAGCTGGGCGTGGCGAGGGCGCCGGCAACCTGTCCGCCAATGGACGCCGCTGGCTGTTGCTCAAAAGCCGATTGTTGTTCGGCTAGCGCGGCTTCACGGGCCTTGCGATACTCCTGCGTTGCCGGCCCCGTCTTGTCACCCGTGACAAGCCCTTTGGTGCCGCCGACATCGATGCCGAGCGCGGGCGCGATCAGATGCTCGTAGCCGAGCCTGCCGAGCCCCTTCAGCAGAGCTTCTAACTCAGCGTGAGGGTTTTCAAACCTTGCCTTCACATCCTTGTCGAGGCCGCCAGCGCCCATGATTCCGGCAATGGCCGGATATGCTCCGAACGTAATGCTCTCTAGCGCACCGCGGCCAGCCGCCTCGCCAGGGCCAATCTCGCGGGAGGGAGCTTCCTTCTTCGGTGGAGGCTTGTCAGAGTATGCCGCATACACGTCATCGTTCTCGGCTTTAGGAGGCGCAGGCGGTGCGTCAGAGTAGGCCGCATAGGGATCGCCGGCATCGACCGCGCCGCCCGGAGGGGCGGGCGTCATCGTATCGGGCCGAATTGTTACACTCGTGCCAATCGGCCGTCCTGTGACAGCGGAAAGTCCGGCCATCTAGCGCACCCACCTAATTTTTCCGTCTTCGGTGCGGATCGGATCGCCGGATTTTAAGCCTTGCTGCTTCTCCCAAGCTTTGGCCCTGACCGGATCGGCTGCTATGGCGCGAGGCAAGAACGGCGGCGCTACGAGGCGAGGATCGGCGAGTTCTTCCTTCGAAAACAGAGGATTTTGCTGGTAATATTGATCACGTATCTTGTCCCAATTGGCGTCAAGATAGCCGGGTCCTCTCGGATTAGACTTGTACTGCTGCGCCAAGCGCGCAATTTCCATATTATCGTTATGTGTGCGATAGAGCTCTTCCAGAAGATACCTCACCGTCGCAGGGCTTTGCTTTAGGCTTGCAATGCCTTTCTGCATGTTTTGCACTTCCGCCACACGCACGGGACCAGCACCGGAAGCCCCCATGGCCTTGATATCGTCAGTCAACATCTGACTGACAGTTTTATGCAATTCTTCTATTGAGTTCGCCGCGTTCGGATTACCGCCCAACGATACCGACCATTGTTTAAATCGTTCTACAATCTGCGATCCGGCGCCGGAAAAGAAATTAGGGTCGGACATCTGTACCCGCATACGGTCAATTTTGTCATTGCCCATTTTCCCGGTCTGCCCCAACATCTGCAAGCCGGGATAAGTCTTCTCACTGACCTTGATATCGCCTTCCTGAACTTGCCTTTGTAATTCGCGCGCCTGAACAACAGGATCTCGGTCCTTCTTTTGCTCTGGCGTGAATTTATATGCCTCGCCTAGTTGCTCGCGCATCTGTTTGGCGCGGGCTATATTAGACTCACCCAATGCTTTCAGATTATTAGCCAGAGTTGGCTTGCTCATCTGCCCTGCAGCAACAGAAGCCTTCAACTGGTTGTTTCCGGTATCTTCGAGCCTTTGAGCCTCTTGTACGGAAATTCCCGGCGCAAGACCTCGTTGCGGCTCGCCTCCAGCAAAGCGTTCTGCAAATCCACCTTGTGACGGCCCAGCCGCGCCAGAGACACCGCTGGCCGGCAATGGCCTCGCGGCATTACCGTTTACTTCTGCAGCGCTATTCTCAACGTTTGGCTGATTGGTTTCCTGATTTCCAATTTCCGGCCCAGCCGGCAACGCTGATCGGCTCAATGCGCGTTGCACTTGCTGCACTTGGCGCGGATTGAGCGGCGAACGTGGATCGATATTCAATTGCCGAGCAAGACTCTGAATGCTTGCTGAAGAAAATTCCGGTCCCCGAGAACCCAATGTTTCTGCTATGACTTGGTTGATGAGCGGCCCTTGACTGCCAGATGTATCTTGCGGTTGCGGTTGAAGATTGCTTGCTCCCGCAGCATTCGGGACATTGGATGGTCGACTAGGAGGCGCATAAGTGACACCATCACCGGCCCGCCGATCAGTTCCTCCAAGATACGATCCAACTTGCTTGCTGATCGCCAGATCGTTCAAGAATGGAATCATACCTTGTACAAATGGAAGGCCACCAATTTGAGCGCCGCGTGCAATGATTGCGTTAACATCAAGTTGTCCATCTTTCATCGGCAAGTTCGCCGGATCACGAAACATGTCCTCCATCTGGGTTTTGCGGAATTGCTCGCGGCCCTGCATGTACTGCTCAGGCAAGTCAGATAGAGCCTTCCCGAACTGAAAGCCTACCAACGGCGCCGCATAAGAGGCGCCACTAGGAGCATTTCCTACGCTGTAGTCGGGCATGTCAGTAAAGCCCCGGGTTCCCTTGTGGCGGCATCAGCGGCACCGGCCCGCCTGGACCAATGCCAGGGCCATAGGCCGGCACGTTGGCACCATTGGGCGGCACCATATTCTGCGGCCCCGGCTGACCGCCGCCAAACATCGCCCGCAGCCTCTCGCCGAGCCCCTGCATCTGCTGTTGCGCCATGTTGGGTTGCCCCGCCGTCGCGCCCTGAGGCCCCTGCGCTGGCGTTATGGGAGGCCGACTTACTTGCTGCGGCATCATCCCCTGCGCCATCTTCTGCCAGTCCATCATGGGACCAGCGTAATTAGGAGCCCCGACCGTCAGATATGGATTGGAGTTATCAGCCATCAGGGATTGTCCTTATCCAAACTTGCCGAACAGATTGGCACCCAGTCCTAGACCTCCAGCGACCGCGCCGAGCGCATTTGCGGAGGTGTTGTATCTCGCCAAATCAGCGTTGGCGTTTGCATTGCCGATGGAGGTATTAGCCCCGTAGGCGGCATTGCCTTGGTTGGTGAGATTGGCGTTGAGGGCAGTCCCGAGGCCTGTATCGACAGTCCCAATTCCTTGCGCTGCTGTGCTCGCCTGCCCCAGGAATGGCTGCAGCCGCGAGACATAATTCCCCCAATCGGTATTTGCCAACCCCTGACCAAATTTCAGAAGATCGAGATTGGTGTTGCCGGATGCGGCTTGACCAAGTTTTTCAGCGTTGGCATTGACAGCACCAATGCCCTGATCAAGCTGGAATTGATAACCCGGGCTCGTCTGGAATTGAGCTTGTGCCCGCGCAAGTCCTGCCGGGCCATTGGCGCCGGTCGCATCGGCGTATGCCTGCTGGCCGCCAGACGCTACATCATAATTTGCCTGAAACGGCTTCAACGCGGCTGAAAAGTTTGTCGTGAGCGCACCGCGGCCTTGCTGAGAGAGATCGGAAAGCTGGCCATAGCCGGCATTGATGCCAGCAGTTTGAGCGGCAGCGGCGTCCTGCGCGGGAGCGTTGGAGAAAATGTCTAATAAACTCATAGGTTGTATCCTTACTTCATCCGAGCGAATTCTCCATGAAGGCGAACGCGAGCATCATTCACTACTCTTGCTGCCTCTTCAATGGAACCAAACCTCCCAAGCTTAATTTGCCTATTTCCATCTGAAATATAGGAGCGCCATTTTTTATGTTGCTTATCCCACATAACTCCTTTGATTCCGCTTTTGTTATTAGAGCGCAATTTAGCATTCCAAAGATTTTGTCCGTTTGTCGCCTCTCTGAGATTGCTCCATCTCATATTTAAATTGTCGCCATCTGCGTGATCTATAAATTCCGCAGGATCACGTCCTGTCATCATCTTGAAGATCAACCGATTGGATGCATACTGTTGACGCCTGATCCCTACCACCAGATATCGATTGCTTCCGTCATGTCGACCTTTCGTCACCGTACCTGCTGTCTTCCCATTCAGTCGCCATGTAAGGCTTCCGTCCTCCTGATTATAATCAAGAAGCCGCAGGAGTTCCTCTTGAGACGGTAGTGCTCTAAACTTTCTTGCCATCACACCACGCGCACAAGCAACGCGGAGCCGTTCCGGTATAGTTGGCCGATGCCCACGCCGGCGGCGGCCGCAGCCGCATCGTTAACAGCCTGCGTCAACTGTATAGGATTGCCCACCTGATTGCTAGCCAACGCCCCCAGGAGCGCGTCGATCACTTGCATGTACTGGGCAAACACTTGGCTCGGCGTGCCGTCGCGATTGACGTAGGCGATGTTCGGGCCCGGTAATGTGATCCGTTTGATTGCCATCAGATGCCCACATCCCTGCTGTCGGCCGCCATCGTGCCCTTCAGGAATGCCGTGTAGACTGGATCGCTGACATCAAGCCGCCAGCGGCATCCGGCGGGACCGGCAAGCCCCATCGACTTGACGGCGACCCGCATCCTCTGCGTCTTTGCCTGTTGACCCAACTGGCGGATCAGCGGATTACCCCACCGCACACCGCCGTCCTTGGAAAGCGACACCGCAACCACCGGATTGATGATGTTCGGCGGCGCCGTCACGTCGACCACCGTTCCGCCAGACGTCCAGGCATGAACGAACAGCGTGCCCTGCAGATCGATATGGCTCGCATCGATCACCGTGATGAGATGAGTCCCATTGGCTTCCGTAGTGCCACCTACGCCAGACACGTTCACGGTGTCATTGGTGCTCATCTGCTGCGTATTGAATACAGTCAGTCTCACCACGCCGCCCGGGCCTGCGGCCGCTCCCATAACCGACGTCTGAATATTGGCAACCGCCTGACCTACGCCTGTGTCGAACAGGAAGTCAGCCCTCGCAATGCGCAACTGATTGGGAAACGCAGTGACGGCGCCGCTTTCGATGCGGACCAATTGAACATTCCCGTTCTCGGTGTAATTTGTTCTGTCAAGCCAAAGCAGATCACCGCTTTGATTGCTCCCCATCAGCCATTTGCCGAATGCCGGATGGCCCCCATCACAGCGCCAGCGCCCAAAATTTCCAGTCGCAGCAATAAGCGACCAACGCTCGTTCCATTTTTGCGTCGTCAGATTGAATTCCCACGTCCACAGCGGCGATGCCAGCACCCAAAACTTGTTACCAGCAAAAGCGTAGCACGATGCCTCAAGAATGTGTCCGGCCCTAACTTCGATCTCGATCAGTTTCTCCAGATCAGGCGGCGATACCTTCTGAGGCTGAAAGCTGCCAGGCGCTGCGAGATATACGCCGAAGTCCTGAGCTGCCCACATCAGCATGGAGAACCCGGTTTCCCATCCCGCAATGGCGTTCGGCTGCACCAAGCCATACTCGAGCACGAGCAGGCGAGAATATGGGAACGCCGGCGCCACGTTCGCGGCGTCCTGCCATATCTCGCACCCACCTGTCGTAAATAGCCACAACAGCCCAGAATAGGCGATGCCGCGCAATAGCGTCACATCCGATTTGGACTGCGCTGTGATGAACGTCTGCGTATTGATCGTACCGACAGAATTCAACGGCGAGGCAAAGCACCGGCCGTCGCCAATCGTGTAGAAGAAATACCCATCCTGGAAGCACACGCTATTGGGCTGCGACAAATTGCCGCCACCGTTATATGACGCAGGCGCCGATGGAACACCGGCCGTCGTCAACAGAAATGCGCCGTTGTCGATGTCGACCGCCACCACATCGGGAGATGGTTTTTGATTATGCGCGATCGATACATGCTGCGTTCCAGCCATCGGCCCCAGCGAGGTCATCACGCCCGCGCTTGATGCCGTGTAGACGTTTGCCCACACTTCAAATGTAAGATTGTTCACCAGCAAGCCACCGCGGTAGCTGCCGGCCGCCTCAGACGTCACACCAAACAGAGACAGACCCGGAGATCGACGCCAGACCTGTTCTGCCGGGCCCGTCTTACGCGACGCTTCACCGAGCGGCTCCGCATAGCAATTGATGAGGCGGCCGCCGCTCTCCTGCGGGTTGGCCCCAGGAAATGTCGAGAGGGGGAACGGGATCGCAACCGGGGAGCCCGTGTCCGCCATGTCAGAAATACTCCACCCTCAACACTTCGCCCGTGGGCCGACCGCGGTTCATCTGCTTGAGCGAGCGTGCCGCCGCGCCGCCGCCGACCGGCACTCCCGCAGCGCCACCAAGCCCCTTGTTCACCATGTCGGCAAGCCCTGTCCCGTTCTGGCCGAACTTCTCCGCACACTCGCCGGCCACGATATCGGCCAAGTCGGAGAACCACGCGCCAGGAATATTATTGATATCCGGCACGTAGACGATATCGAGCCCGGCCAGCTTGCGGACGATGGAGTCGAGCTTCTCGGTGACATAAAGAGCATCCTCAGGATCGGTTGGCTGGCCGGCCGACTTGACGCCGAGATTGGCCAACGTCTCGTCGACCAGCTCGGCCTGCGTCCGATAGGGGGATGTTGCGGGCATCGGTTATGCTGCGTCCTTCACCTGATCCTTGCGCGCCTCGAGGAACGGCGTCAGATAGGCGATGTCCTTCTGCGCGCAGCCACATCGATCACGTAGTTCCTGCTCGCCGTCCCACCGCTGCACGATCTGCTCATGGGACGTGCTCTCGCGTATCCAGCGCAGCGCATAGCCGCGGTACTTGTCGGCATCGTCGGGCAGGCGCGCCGAGGCCGACTTGCGCGGCGGACGCACGCCATCGACTGAAAATGACGGATTGGTCCGAAGAATCTCGACCATCGACTTCTTCGTCTCGACGCCGCGCGATTGCAGCGTGCCATCCGGCAAAAAATACTCTTTCCGCTCTGGATACGAGATCGTCTTGCTCAACGGCAGGATGACCGGCACGTTCGCCTTGAACTCGATGCCATTCATGGTCATCTTGCCCGGATCGCCATCCTCTGGATGCCAGATCACTCTCGCGGTTCCGGTAGGCGCTACTGCCTCGGTCTTCACGTCTTCTTTAGCCATGCTTGGTTCCTTCAGTTGAATTGGGCGCGACGGTCGACTCGGAGGGCCCAAATCGACCGCCGCTTTACGATGATCCTTCGGTGCCGCCCGGAGGGGCCATCGCAATGTGAATTATGCAGCGGCAGCAAGTTTCGAGCGCAGCAAGTACCCCTCCAATGCCCAAATCTGCTTGCGAGCATCCTCTCGCGCAATCTTTCCACCGAGTTCAGCATCGTAGTTTTCGGGGCTTGCGCACGCACTCTTGCCAATAATGGTGTAGCCGTTTCTGAGCGTCAGAACGCAGATAGTGAGGCACTTCAGGGATTCACTATAAGGCATCGCGAATAGTTCAGACGCGCGCCCCCAACACTCGGCGGCAATCTGCGCATTAATATGATCCGGCGTCAGGCGAGGTGCGGTCTTACCCTTCGCCTGGATTTCCTTCTCGATCTCTTGTTCATCTCTGGACATTTGCTCTTCCTCTTCGGGGATACTCGGAACCGCCGAGCGCGGATTTCTATGAAATTGATGCGGCGCGCCAGTCATTGTTGGTCTGATCTCGAATAAACACACCGGCTTGTCCGGTTGTCAATGCAAGCGCCGTATTTGCCGAACCGTTGATGCTGCCACCAACAAACGGGAACACCTCGATAGTGACCGCCGTATCGTTGAGCACCCAGTGCATCTCTTCCGCACATCCCGTGAGGATATCCGGCAGGATAACGCTTCCGCTCGCGGTTCCCTTTGTCACCCGCGTTACATCGGTCTTGATCGCCGTGGCCGCAGCCTGCGCATTCGCCGTGCTCGTTGTCACGTTGTCATCCAGATTGTGCTGCTTCTTTCCAAGATGATCCATCAGTGACAGAATCACAACCGTAGTCATGGTGATTTCCTCTCAATAGAGATTGGCGACGGGACCAAGCGCAGTCGTGAACGTCGTCGGAGCCGTGATGGTGGTAAATCCTGTCGCATATACCTGAGTAACCTGCTTCGCCACTCCGCACGATCCCTGCGTAAGAGTGTTCGGACGTACCGTGTTGTTATCATAGAACACCGTCACATAATAGGTTGCAGGACCAACCGCCGCATATGTCCCGGTGAAAGGCACAAGCTGATATTGCGTCGTACCGGACATAGCCGTCGAGCCGGACGTTGCCACGATAGCGCCAGCGCTGTTGGCAAGGCCTACCTTCATGTTCCCGGAAATGGTCGCACTGTTGAAGACCGCAACACCCGTCACAGTGACATTGGCAGGAACCATTACCTCGGCAATGTAGACTTCCGTGTTGACCGGCGTTTGCGCCGTATAAGCCACCATCGACGGATTGCCGCCGCACGTCGATATGTTCCGCGGCGAAAGCGTAAAGCCGCCGGCTGGCGATTGACCTAGCAGCGACGCCGCAGCCTTCCACAGCGTAAATGTCGTGAAGTTCGAGGCGCCATTCTGACCGCGATAAAGCGGAACCAAGTCAGAGCCCGCAGGACTGACGATGTTATTGTTGACGTTCTGCGTAACAAGACTGCCAAGATCGGTCGTAACCGATTGACCCATCAGAACAAAGCCGGCAAACGCGGCGCAAGCAGCTATCGATAAGCTACGTTTCATTGGTTATCTCCGGCTTAGAATGAAGCCCGGGGCCAAAGGCCCCAGGCTGTTCTTGTGCGCTCAGCACGCGCCGGCGGTAGCGCCGACCGCAACCGGAGCGCAGGTGCCGTCATTCGGAGCAATATATTCAATGACGAATATAGCTTGCCCCGTGGTGCCGTTCGAAGCGTTGGCGCCTGATGTGTAGACTACATACACATCAAAACCACCCATGGCTCCAGTCTGGGCAGTGCTGTTGCCAGTCACAGCCAGACCAATCCCGGCGAACGTGCCAGCGCCACAGGAAGTGCCGCAGTAGACATATGGAGCAGTTCCTGTCGTGGCCCCAGTAAACACATTGACTGCACCCAGAATGGTCGCCCCGGTTGCGGTCGTGCTGAGGCCAAGCGTGGCCGATGTCGTCGGATTGAAGACCGTGATCAAGTCCATGATTACAGTCTTCAAGAACGCATTATACGGAACCGCTCCTACCTTGATCGAGCAAACCGCAGCAGCAGCCGGCATGGGGCATGAGTTGTAGTTGAACGTGAACCTCAAATAGTGCGTCTGCTGCGTGTTGAATTGCCTCGGAGGGAAGCTCCGCGGAGCGATGACCTGTGCAAACGTCGGAATGATGAACGCCGTCGATGCAGCAGCAAGTGTGAACAGAAAGAGCCCTACGGCTCCTACTAGATTACGAAAGA